TTAAAGGCAATAAGTCATGCATAGATGGGTAATGTATCGTTTGAGTATGGATAAGGCTTAAATAGGCTATGTTGAGGCTTTCTGGCAGTTTGGATAAATTTGTGTGGATTGATACAGATTTTTTTTTGAGTAGGAAAAAGTCGCTACAGATTTTTTTTGAGTAGGTAAATTTCCCGTCCAAATTTTTTTGAGTACATAAATTTTCAAAACCCAATTTCAAAACGACTACAGGATTTTTTTGAGTAGGAAAAATTCAAAATCCATTTTTTAGATTCTGTATGATTTCTTTGTAAGATTTAATCTTCTATAATATCTATATATTCTATAGTTTCTATATACCTATTTTCTATAATGGTTTCTAGTTTATATAAAAATAGATATTTATTTTCTTACAAAGATTATAATTTCTATAAACTCTTAATTTTCTATAATTCTTATAAAGTCTTCTACTTCCTACTTTTTGACATTTCTCTAATTTCTACCCTATGGACCTCATGCGCATGAGAAGTATGGGTATTTTCCCAAAATATAAAAAGGAGGTTTTCTATATATCTTTATTCACACTCATTTAAAACCATACATATACAATTATATAGGTTTCTACAGCCTATCTTTAAAAGTCTTTAATATATGCTAATTGACAAGTTGATCCAAAGAACCAACAACCCTTAGTCTACTATCTACTTAGTTATTTAGTTATAGTACTAATATACTTATCTCTTTATCCCCCTCTCCCGCTCAAGTCGGGATCTCCCCCTTATAGTAATTATTTCCTACATTGTCAAGGAATAACCGGATAGTTTGGGGGGTTGGAGTAATGATAGCAGTATATGTTTCGCTCGAATCATATACCACTTACAAAGAATTTCTCGTGTAGGAATGCCGCTTTTACTACGAAAATAGAAACTAAAACAATAGGACTAGAAATTATGATACTATACAATAGAATTGGTAGTTTTAATGCTTCAATAGATATCAATAGGATACTTAAAACTGAAAGCGATGGCCATTATAGATATTTTGCCAAACATAAAAGAGATGTATTCAGAAGAGAACAGAACATGGAAGGAAAACATAGGGGTGTTAAGTACTATAATGGGTTTAGAACCAGTGCTGTATATAAGCATGGATATAAATGTATATGGGTATCCTATGTTAGTAACTGTTATGCTGATAATACAATTAATACTTTACGAAAGGATCTTATAATGTCTAGAGCAGGACTACAAGCTAGAAGACATAGAGCATTACAACAAGCAGCTCGTTATAAAGACTGTAAACAGTTCATGAAATTAGTAAGAAAAGTACTTCCTGCATATGGTTATGTGGAGTATCCATATTATGATCCTACAGAATTTAACTACAAAGTACTATACCTCCAGTTATCTCCTAGATTCTATAAAGACTATTGGTTACATACTAAACATAGATTTAGAGAGTTAGATGTATTAAACGTAGTAGGCAATAAACAAGATGGGTTACATGGCCATTTCATAGTACATAGAATATTCAAAGATGCTAAGGATAATAATACCAAGTATGTTCTACGTTCTATAACACATGGTCATATACAGAGAGGTTCAGAAGCTTATACATTTAGAGAGTTAATACTTAATGGGTTCTTTCCTGTAGGTATTAGTAGTAACTACCATATAAATTATCTCTCTGAATATTGGAACAATCCTAAACACATATTATTTTTACCTCCCACATATGGTTTTATTGCGTCCAAGCGTGTAACAAGGTCAGTCTTTCAACGTATGAAACTTTTGCACTAATAAGACCATATAGCGTGGCTTGTAGCGTGCATGTAAAAATAATGGTTGACTTATACACACTCATATATTATGTTTGCGTGATTTTTAAATAGTAGGAACAAGAAGTCACGAAAATAAAGGAAAGATAAAATGAATAAGTTCTATTGTACCAGAAAGTTAAACCCCGGAGATGTTATAAAAACCCTAAACTCTAAAACAGGTGAGTTTGTTATAGTTTCTGCTGATGAAGATTCTGTAATACTATTGGGAACGTTCGGAGTAATTACTAAAAACAGAATGTCTGTATTATCCACCTGTAATTACTACGTGCATGGGGTTGTAGATGATAAAGGTTGGAGTGATGTGCAGAAAAGGAAGTTTCCAGAACCTAATCATATTATAAAGCAAGCTAATCCTTTGTTATATAGTGAGCTGTTATGTAAGCAGGTAGTTAAGGTAGAGAAACTAGAAGATGAAGAGACTGTAGAACAGGTACTAGATATTATCTTTAGTGCCTATACAGATGGAAAGGAGATAGTATAATGGCTACTAACTTAGAAATAGAAACTAATGAAGATGGTGTAACGGTTTGGATAGGAGAAGGAAAAGACAGACGTTGGTTACTAGATGCTTCTACTATACTTCGTGGAGGTGATATAGATATCAACACAAAAGATATAAGTGTCATAACATATCATACTGAAGATAGTAACATGAATTTTGAATTGTAAAGGAGATAGTATAATGATAACTAAAATAGATATTAATGCAATCAAAAGATGCACTGTTTTAGTACTTAGATTAGCAGAAGGAAAATCTATAATAGAAACTATATGGTCACCTTCCTACACACAAATACAAAAAGATCCATACCTACAAGAAAAAAGACATATAATAGAAACAGAAGGCTACTTAACAGATTATGGAAAGGAAGGAGTTACTATAAAGGATGTAGGTGGCTTTGCAATAGAAACTAACTATTCCTTTGTACTCTCTAATCCTATTAAGTTACTAGGCAATATCCTCAGAGAAGGCTATTCTATAAGATTAGAATGGTACAAAGGAAATACAAGTACTAAGATGATAGAAAAAGGACAAGATCAAACGGGAGTAAGAATAGAAATTTATAATAAAAAAATAGAAAACATAGGCGGTTTTACTTTCCAGACTTGTACAGATACTAAAAATGATCGCAACCATATAGTATTAAAAAAGTAAGGGGATTATAGTAAGGTGAACAGGATTTATACATCACAGGTCATGCAACAAGCAAGTGATAGAATGGAGAGGAAAATGCATATACATACTACAGAATCTTTAAGAGCGCAAGATGGTGATATGGAAAACGATCATTACCAATTAGAAGATGGTGAGAAGTATCTACTTACTAAAGGGGAAGCTGACTGGTTAATGTTTGTTACTAATAGATACTGTATAGCAGATCATCTTTTAGATAATATAGAGGAAACAGAAGAGGGGTTAGTCTATACTGTAGACACTATAGATATGTCTAATGCCTTAAGAGAGGATCAAACAGATTTTAAAGCAGTATGTTTATCAGATGATACTGTTCTGCAATCTATCTTTTTCTATTCTAATCATAATTAGGAGTTATACTATGAAAATCAAACAGGAACATCTAGAAGAGTTAAAGAAACATATCGATACTTATCTAGCACCTAAAGGTAGAAGAGAGTTATTAATAAACTTATATCAGAAAGGATTATTCTCTAGAGCTGGTCATGTAAAGGATCTACAGAAAAGATTCTGCTTTGATATTTACTACGCTTCTAAAGTTCCTAGGGAACTAGTTAAAGCCATGTATGATAGTGGAATGAATGATGATCATATTTATACAGCTTTGAGAAGTATATTACCTACAATAGAAAGGAATTATTAAAATGACAGATACTAAATTAACACAATTAATAGAACTACAAGCAGAGCTTTTATTAACTAATAGAACAGAGGTGGATAGATTACAGAAAGTAGTAGACCAGTTAGATAAAGAGAATACTAGACTCATACATGAGAAAGGTACTATAATAGAGAAAACCAATAAAGAAAAAGGGAAGCTACTTAATGCTATAGAGGAAGCTTCCAATAATAATAATAATAATAGAGAGGAGCCTCTTAAAAAAACATTACTAGATATTAAAGAGAGTATAGAAGAAGTTATAGAAACCATAGATACTCCCGATGGTGACTGGGATCTTTTACTTTCTATGTTGACTTCAATTCAAAAGGATATAGCAAAAGCACTATAGTTTATATTAGTAAAAAAGGAACTAATGAAATGACAAATGAACCTAAATTGATAGACACAAAACTATATAGAGACCTAAAGAAAAAGACAGCAGATCTAGATATTAAAACACAGACTCTTATTGTTCTTATGGCTTTTAAATACATCCAGTCTCTTAATGGGACTATAAATGATCACGACTACTATACACCAGACGAAGTCCTTTCTGATTGTATACTACCTCAAAGTTTTCTATGGAGTGAGTCCCCACAAGGAAGGATGTTCTGGTACTTAGTAAATATAGGAACTGATAAACGCACAACTACAGATAGAAACCTGTTAATTAACTTAGTAGAGGTGTATGCATCATGAAACATGAACTAGCATTTAATCGACATCATTTAACAGGTATAAATTCAGGTAGTGATTTAGGAACTGAAGTACTACATAAGATGAGATACAAACTAAAAACCCTAGTATCTAGATCTGAGAAATATCCAGAAGATCTTCTAGAACTTGTAGAACTACTAGGCAAGATGGAAAGGTATCATGCTCCTAAATTAGTAGCTAAAGGAATGAGCAATACAGAAGATTGGATTAGTAATGCTTGTTCTAAAACTACAGACAACTTTATGCAATTCATGCAGACGATAGCTTTGGATGATCTTGCAGTTCCTATTTCACAATGGGAAAAAGAATTAGTACCTAAACAGAAAGTATGTATAGGAAGGAATAAAGACAAGATCCATATAGAATGGAAAACAGAGAAACCAGAAGGATATAAACATTGTGTTACTAATCAGTTCCTAAACAAGAAGGAATTTGAAGATACTTACTGTATGCCTCCTAATTTCCTAATCGGTTTTCCTTCTGGTAAAGATGCACAAACTGGATTCTTAGTGCAGACTGGAGAACTAGACTTTAAAGATAGAACTCAGTCCTTTAAGTATATAGATACAGATACTAATAATTGGTTGCGTGTTATTACTATCGATACGGTTGATATGTTGTATACGTGTATCATTAACGACAAGCTGCTTAAAGGGGCACTGAGTGGCTTTGAAGAGTATACTTTGACTTACAGTGAAGGTTCACCAGCTGAAGAGCATAACAGCACGTATGCCTTCAATGGATTATTGCGGATAGATGGGCATTACCAAGGAAAGGAAAGAACAGCTATTATTAGATTAGAGAAAGTAGATACTATAAAAGTATATAAAATGTTAGGAGTAGATTATGATAGTAACGTTATTTGATACAGAAACTAAACCAGAGGATGAAAAGGTCAATTGGGATGTTGAGTTATTATCCTTCAATATAGAAAAGGAAGTAAAAGCTATACAGTTTGTTAAACGTTATGAGTATACAAATATAGTAGAATCTCTGGCTAGTAATATAAACGCTGTATTAGTTCATAAATGTAGTAATGCGTTATGCATGAATTCTATTGGATCACCTGTAATAGTTATTAGAGGGCAGAAGATGAAAGTAGATACTGTAGCTGTGAAAAGAAGAGCTTTGTACTATGATCCAGTTACTAATGAAAGGTGTCCAGTAGGAACATACACACCTTGGTATATACAAGGCTATGCTACTACAACAACACAACAAGAAGTTCTAAATAATAGATACCAAGCAACCTTAAGTGAGTTCCTAGAACTACCAGACGTGTTTACCCTTATACACCAATACACTATACAGAAATATGTAGAAGCTTTAAAACTTCATATACAAAAACATATTGTAGAAACAGAAACCTTACTGGATTATCTAGAAGAGAGAGTAGAGGATTATAATGAAGAAGGTATTTAAACTAGGATATAGTGTAAAAGAAAAAAGATTTATGGTTCGCTGTTCTCCTCATTCTCCTATGATTCATAAGAACATTACATTCATGGGACCTACACAATTCCACTATAATCCAAATAGAGATATTTACTACATCACTCCTTCTATTATAAATGCTATTAAACTGCATACAACTACTACAGGAGTAGCTAAACTTAGTGGTTATACAATAGAGATAACAAACTCCTTTGATAAGAAGAAAGAAAAACTCCAAGCTAAAATCAAAGAAGGTAAAAACAGGATAGGTGAGAAGTCCAAATATGAAGTGACTCTAAAACCTAAACCTATTCCTAAGCATCTAGATAAGGTGTTAATGGATTTTCAGAAGGAAGGTGTAAAGAAGATAATAGAACATAATGGAAGGGTGATTGTAGGAGACGATATGGGTTTAGGAAAAACCATAGAAGTACTTACATTCATTAAAATGTATCCTTCTATAAAACGTATTCTAGTTATAGCCCCTAAAACAATTAAACATGTATGGGATGCAGAATGTGCCAAGTGGGGTGTTGTTCCAGAAAGTAAAAGATTGATTATAGATGGTAGGCCAGATGAGTATGATCTATCTAATGGTTTTGGACCTTGTAGATTAGTAGTTATAAATTATGCAATGGTTGGGAAGTGGATAAAACCATTTCTAAAATGGAATCCTGATATGGTTATTTGTGATGAGATCCATAAGATAAAGAATAAAGAGGCACAACGCACTCAGCATGTAAAGACAGTAGCATATAAAGCTAAGTTTGTTATAGGTATGACAGGAACACCAGCAGCGAATAGTCCTATGGAGTTATTTACTATATGTAATCTTATACGTCCTAAGATGTGGGATTATACACACTATAATTATAAGTACTGTGGTGGGCAAGGAATGCAATGTAGAACCGCTTTCAACCCTCATGAACTTAATGACATTCTCTATAATTCTGTAATGTTTAGACGTTTAAAATCTGACGTAATGAAAGATCTACCTCCTAAAAGACAGATCCAAGTAGAGTTGGAAATAGACACTACTAGGTACGATGCTATTTTAGAACAGTGGGCACAAGAGGAAGACTTCAATAGTAGTGCTATGTCCTATAGAGCCAAACTTAGAGAATGCATAGCTCATGATAAAATCCCTGCTCTTTTAGAATGGGCTGATAAGTTCCTAGAAGATACTGGTAGAAAGTTAATCCTATTTGCACATCATAAGTTCCTTATTAATATGTTAGAGAGTCATTATGGCGCGAAGGCTGTTAAGATAGATGGTTCTGTAAAAACAGAAGATAGAAGGGATGCTGAGTATAGATTCCAGAATGATGATAGTGTTAGAGTGTTCATAGGTAGTTTAACAGCATGTAGTGAAGGATTGACGCTAACAGCTGCTAATGATGTTTGTATGTGTGAAATGCTTTACAACCCTAAAACAATGGAACAAGCAGAAGATAGAGCCCATAGGAAGGGACAGAACAACCATGTTACTATCTGGAATCTAATATGTACAGGAACTTATGAGGAAGGTTTATTAGAGATTCTAAATGAGAAGAGAGTTATGATTTCACAGATAGTAGATGGAATGGATGTAGCAGATGCTGGAGCTTCTGTTCAGAGAGAGTTGACATATAAATTAGAAACGATGATAGCTGAAAGGAAATATAAATAATGAAAACAGTAAAAATATATAGTAAGTCAGGGAAGCTACTACATGAAGTAATAGTTGCTAAATTAAAAGATGCTAATTTAGAAGGATCTAAATTACCATTTGCTTATTTAAGAGGTGCTAATTTAAGAGGAGCTTATTTAGAAGGTGCTAATTTACCATTTGCTAATTTAAAAGATGCTAATTTAGAAAATGCTAAATTAAAAGATGCTAATTTAGAAAATGCTAATCTACTAGGCACTAATTTAGAAAATGCTGATTTAAAAGGAGTTAATTTAAAAGGTGCTAATTTAAAAGATACTAATTTAGAAGATACTAATTTAGAAGGAGCTAATTTAACATTTGCTTATTTAAAAGGAGCTAATTTAAGAGGTGCTTATTTAAGAGGTGCTAATTTACTAGGCACTAATTTAGAAGATGCTAATTTAACATTTGCTTATTTAAAAGGAGCTAATTTAAGAGGTGCTTATTTAAGAGGTGCTAATTTAGAAGGAACTGATTTAGAAGGAACTGATTTAAAAGATGCTAATTTAGAAGGAGCTAATTTAAGAGGTGCTTATTTAAGAGGTGCTAATTTAGAAGGAACTGATTTAGAAGGAACTGATTTAAAAGATGCTAATTTAGAAGGAGCTAATTTAAGAGGAACTGATTTAGAAGCTATGAGTACAGTCACTAGTACAGAAGAACCTACAGTAAGATTTTCAAGAACATGCACTAAAAAAGAAATAGAGTATTTACTAAAACAAATGGAAGGGATGGTCTATAAAAAAGCTTCCCCAAATGCTAGGTTTGTAGAAAGTATGATAGAGCAACTTAAGTGTCTTAAAGCTCGATTCCCTGATACTAAAGAGGATAGACTAGATAAAGTTTTTAAAGAGCATTTGGAGGTACTTGAAGATGAATTTGAAGGAGAGCTGGTTATGGATAATTCAGATAAACAAGACTATCAGGAAATTTTAGAAGAGTATGTAAAGACAGTTAATCAAATTGAAAAGGAATTTAGTAATGAAAAATAAAAGAACAGTAACACTAGAGAAACAATGTACCAAAGATGAAATAGAGTTCCTACTTGATAGAATAAATAGATCTTTATCTAAAGGGCACAAGAATGTAGTCTTTAAAAATGAAATGGTAGGTCTACTAGAAAACCTAAAAGAAACATTCCCTCAAACTAAAGAAGAGGCTTTAAGAGAAGCTTTTGAAGATCATATACACGAATGTGTAAATAGTGAATGTATAGAATTCATAGAAACTGACTCAGATGATGATGATGAGAATTATATAGACTATAAAAAAACATTAGAGAAATATGCCAAGAAGGTCATGGAAATAGAAGGGAAAGTAGAGAGTGGAGACTTTGATTTATGAATGGAACTATAAAAGAAGCTATACTTATAGGAGCAGCTTATAGTAAGCAGAACACAACGCTTCCTGAAAACTATGAAATACATAAACCCAGACGTAGGAAATGTAGCATGTCCATGAAACCTATAAAAGGAGAAGGCTTATTTGATACAGAAGGAGAACCAAATTCTAGAAGACCAGATGTAGTACAACATCACAAAGAAGTAAAGAAGAGAAAACAGAGTAGAAAAAAGAAACGTGGATATTAACTAGAAGTATAGAATTAAAAGGAACTAATACAATGAAGAAACCATGTAACCATGTAGTAGGTTTTTCTAAAGAGAATAGAGGGCAGCCTGTATTTAAGACAGAAATAGCACAACAAGCTAGAATATTAAGGATGAGGGCTTCAAGTGTCTTAAACAATGCACTAAGGGATAATAGCAGCCCCGAAGTATTACAGAGAGCACATGAGTATTTAGACAAGATAGAACAGAAGGATAATTTAGAGATTGTGCATTTAGATAGTGTTATAGCTGTTAAATACTGCCCTGTATGTGGAAAGAAGAATAAGAGGAGTTTGAAATGAATATAGTATTTATAAATGTATTAACATTTTATATAACTGTAGGACTAGTAGTAGGAGTCATATCAGCTTGTCAATTATATAAAGAGCAGCTGGAACTGGAAGAACCTAAAGGCATAGATGTTATAGACTCATTCCTTATTGTTCTAGTAACCTTTCTTTGGTTTCCTTTCTTTATATCATGTTTAGTATCTATATGGAAGAGTAAGAATAATAAGTAAAGGAAAAGTACCATTCTAGAAACTAGACATTAAACCGCTATAGAGTATATATGAATGAGAAGTGTAGAAGAGGAATCTATAAACATGAGAACTAGAGATGAAGTAATAATAGATCTACTAATTGAAAAGGTATTAGATCTAGAAACTACAGTACAGGATCAACACAAAACTATAATGGATTCTATAGAGTATACTAATATAGTAAATGAAGAACAAGCATCAGCAGCAGATAAAAGTCAAACGTTACAGGAGGTAGTGATAGCACTAAAGGAAGAGGTTGGAGTAGTTATAACTACAATAGAAGAAGCTCAAACAGATATAGGAGCATTACATAAACTCAATGGTGTTTTGACAAATGTAAACAATATAAAGGGTTTTATATTACAGTTAGATGGTTTAAGTCACTCTACACAAAAGGAGTTATGATAATAACAGTTATCATGTTTATATGTGTTGTAGGAGTTATAGTTTTATTACTTATGGAAATAGGAGAATAATATGTTTGAAGCACTTAATCTAGTAGAAGGTCAAATAGAAATTAAAATCAAAGAGTTCATAGAAAAGAAGTATAATATAGAGTTGGAGTTTGAAATAGATAGTATTACATTTGAACCTACACAAATACAGGTGCTAATACCTGTAGCTACTATACCAACAGGAATGAATCGATGTAGAATAGTAAAATCAAAGAAAGTGCAAGAACTAGGAAGAATTATTCTACAATACCATGAGGACTATGCAGCCCCTTTAACAGATGATGAGACCAATATACTCCATATACTATTATCTATGCACCATGACATAAGTGTTATGAAAACTAGAATACGACTATATAATGCTTCTATAGGAAAAATAAATAAACAATGAATATGGAAGATCTGTACAGAACCTATGGAGTATCTACAGCACCTGATTCTCATAAACATTCTAGAAGAGGATGGCTTCAGACAGAATGTATGTTCTGTACAGGTACACATGGGTATCATCTAGGGTGGCATATAAACAGTAAGTACTATAACTGCTGGAGATGTGGTTGGCATTCTACTTATGATGTCCTACTACATATTATAGGTGATGCGAAGATAACACAAACCTATACTAAAAAGATAGATTCTAGTAAACCAAAGGATGATGTTAAGGAAAAGTATAAACAACAAGCTTTAACCCTTAAGCTTCCTTTCCACACAGCACTATCTAAAGAAGCTAGAAGATACCTTAGAGGTAGGAGATTTAACCCTTCTGAGTTAGTTACTTTATGGGGTTTGGTTTCTGGTCATTATGCAGCAGGAATGTATCAGCATAGGATTGTAGCTCCTATTAATTTTAATAACCAATTAGTATCTTTTCAAACAAGGGATGTTTCTGGTAGAAAGGAATTAAGATATAAAGCCTGCCCACAAGCAGATGAAGTAATCCAACATCAACACTTACTATATGGAGCTGACTATACTAATACAGATACAGTTGTAGTAGTAGAAGGTTTACCAGATGTGTGGAGGTTAGGATATGGAGCTGTAGGAACTTTTGGTATAGACTATACACAAAGTCAAGTACGTCTACTTTCTACATATGAGAATAGAATCATTCTGTTCGATACTCCTGATAAACAAGCAGTTAGAAAAGGTAAACAGTTAGCAGAAGAGTTGTCATGTTATAAAGGAACTACAGAATATGTGAGGCTGACCGGGAAATATGCAAAGTGTGATCCGGCGGATTTACCAAAAGCCTATGCACGTGCATTAATGCATGAATTGAAAGGTTGATTTTGAATTTATTTGACATTATGTGAAAAACTGCTATAATGGATTCTTAACACAAAAGAAAGGACTGAACTTATGGTTACTAAAGATTATGAATTTATACAGAGAAAAATAAATGAAGTAGAAGCAGGGAAAATAAAACAATGTGATTACCCTATTTTATTAACTAGGTTACTAAGGAAGGTGGATCTATACACTACATGGGATTATGTTTTCATCCTACTTATAACAGTAATGAAACACAACCATAGAAACAGCCCTTCTATAGAAATAGTAACACAATTAAAAGAAGCATACTTCAAACGAGTTACTACACACTCTCCTTTTGTATCAGTAGATAGATGGTTAGTAGAACTAGAATTAGAGGAGCAGAAATGTAGGAGGCTTCCTGTTCCTGTTAACACCTTAAGGTCCTTTATGATCCGTTCTTTAGGTGATCCATCCTACACAAAACCTTTACTCTTACTATTGAATGATATGTTGATCAGTCATAACCTGCCACAAAAGAGGCCCGGAATATTAATGGATACAATTATCTATAAGAATACAATAGTGAATTATGGTAAGTTTGTAGTAAAGAGACAACCTAAAGAGGAACCGCAACAACTCGTTTTAAATAGTAAACAATTAGAGATTAAAGGATAGTTATTATGTTTAGTGTTAGACAGAAACGAGAGATAGCAGAAGCAGTCCAGAAAATTCTACGAGAAACTAAACATCCAGAACTACCAGATGGGGAAATAGAATTTACTCTAGATGTTAAAGGTGAAGAGAAAAGGTCTTGGGCACATATTGAGAATAATGGAAATATAGAAACTCCTTCTATTAACCCACACAATGAACGGCAAGACCCTGAAACAGAATATTAATTAAATAAAAGGATAAATGAAATGTCAGAAGAAAAAGTAATTGCAAAAGTAGTATATCTTCCATTAAGTCAATATACATTAAACTGCATGAAGACAAAGGATGAAGGCGAACAGCCTATAAGTAAAGATGTATTCCGTATACTAGATTATATGGATAGGTTCTCTAGAGATACATTAGAGTCACTAGAAGAGTTGTTTGGAGTACAAGCAGTAGAAGATCTAATCACCACAATGGATAATCTATTCCTATTAAAAGCAATCCCATGTGAAACAGGAGATGATGAAAAAGAAATCTGTTTAGTTATTACAGAATATTTAGGTTCTGAATTAGACAATATAGCTATCTGTTCAGGAACCTACAACGAAGTAGGATATGAGGTTCCATATATTGAAGATGTATGTGTAGAAGCTTTAGATCATTTTGTACAGAGAGATGTTGCATTTGAATATGAAGTACATGCAGAGAAGCGTCATATTATAGAAGATCTTACATTACGTTTAGAGAGACTTTATAAAAAGCAAGATGAGTTAATCTATAGACTAAAGCAGAAAGTAGAATTAGAGAAGGAACTAGTCTCTCTAAAGGCCCAAGTAAAAACAAAGACTCAAATTGAAAGTTTATATGGTAGAGTAGATGTAGAGTACATCCTTCTTCAGTTGCAGTTACTAACAGATACTATCCTGAAGCATAAGGTTCCTAAAGATTCAGAAGAACCTGATGAGGCTGTAGTAGAATTGAATGTAGTAGAAGAAGGAGAGGATAAATTAGATAAACTCATCCAGAACCTAGAAGAAGCTGCTATAGAATCTGATGAAGAGTTACTTCCAGCAGATTACTTTGAAGGGGATGAAGATGAGGAAGAAACTACAGAAGAAGATGACTTTGAAGAGGAAGGAGAGGATGAGGATAGTGATATAGAAGATGATGACGATGAAGATTCTGACTTTATACTTACTACAACTAAATATACTTCTGATCCTGACGATGATGATCTAGAAGAGAACTCAACAGTAACTGTACAGTCTGAACCAGAAGTAGATAACTCAGATGTCCCTAGTGATCTTAAGGATAGGATTAAAGCAATCATAGAGACTATGAGCAATAACAACAGCTCTAAACTAAAACTAGTTGAGACAGATAAATCTAAACGTAGAGCATTATCGAAAGCACTTCTAGTTCTTAAGAAAATTGAAGCTGAACTGGAAGCTACTGAATTAACTACTAATGATATTCTAGATGCTATTGAGTGGGGGGTTCAGGATGAGTCATTCTGGAAACAACAGTTACTATCATTTCGATCTCTTGCTAAAATCTCAGCGTCTAATGATAACCCTAAATATGCCAATCTGTATAACTCCTATGAAAGGCATTTAGAAAAGCAAACAGCTCCTAAAGATGAGGAACTGGAAGAGTTGGTAAATGCATTTAATACAGAAGTATAGTGTTATATAGAGTCTGGATGCAGAGGTCCAGACTCTATATAATAAAGGAGAAATAAAATGAGTATAGTAATTTGTATGATAATAGCAGGAGTCAGTATAGGTTCTTTAATTCCTGAGTTTATATTAATGCTGTCCCCTAGAACAGACATAGTTAGAATGCCATTCCTACATAATATAATGATGGGATATTCAGTAGGAGTTATATTTGGTTTTATAGCTTTGCAGTATTTATAAGACATACCTACAGAAAAAAAGGAGCTCTTTTAATGTCAGAATATAGGATTACTGATCCAGACTGGTTAGACAAACTACAGCCTATACGTGAGGAAGCCACAACTGTAGAAACTTTAATCATGTTTGGAGTCCCCCCTTTACATTGTAGAGGGTTAGAATTAGAAGATATAGACTTAACAGAAGATTGTTTTGAAAAGCGTATCTACACTTCCCCTAATACTAACGACGCTTCAGAACGATTAACCATAGATCTTTACAGTGCTCTTATTCAAAGACGCCCTAATGTCCAGATAAAGGCATTATCCTTCCAGTCTCTTCTAGAACATTTAAGAGAGAAGATTAAAAAGAAACAGTTAGCTTCTATAGACTGTTTGTTTATTTATCATTTTGGAGCTTATGGGATTAGAGACTGGGAGCAGAATATGTTGCTAGAATTTCTACTTGATAGGATTAATAACGAGAAGCATTTTTCTTTTTGCTGTCCTCTATTTCCTAGAGAAACGGTAATTAAGAATCTAGGGAAAAGTGTATTTAAAATAGTGTCTACATATTGTAAGTGCATAGAGGTCTAATGAATGAGAAGTGTAAAACGTGTAAAGATGCAAGGTGGATTAGAACGTCTAATTCTATTAGGGTTCCTAAGCAATACAACCTTTCTAGAAAAAGTACAGGAAGTAGTAGACTTAGACGCATTTAAAAATAAAGCAGCAAGACTCATAGTAGAGTGGTGTATAGAGTATTATACAGAAGAAGCCTGTGCTCCTAAAAGAGATATAAACGCTATATGGGAAGAGAGATGCATAGGATTAGATGGTGAGTTATATACTTCTGTAGAATATTTACTAGGTGAGCTCACTGAGGAAATGGATAGGAGGAATGGTGAGTATAATCATACCTTTGCTTTACAGAAAGCCCTTAAGTTCTTTCAGACTAAGAAAGTAGGAGCTTCATTAGAAGAGGCTCAAGACCTATTAGATAAAGGGGATATAGAACAATTACAGGAACTACTTACAACTGATATCATACCTCAGTATAAAATAGAGACTACAGATTCCTGTAATGTATTTACTGATGCAGAGACACTACAGAAAGGGTTTGAAGAATATACAACTCCATTATTTTCTCTACCTAATGTTTTAGGTGAATTCACAGAAGGGGCTTTTATACGTAATAGTTTCTTTACTTTAATGGGTATGGAGAAGAGTGGTAAGACATGGTGGTTAAATAAGATAGCTAAGACAGCATTTCAACAGAAGTGCAAGGTACTATATATTAATTGTGGGGATATGAGTAACAAGCAACAAGCCCTTAGATTAGCTATTATGGAAGCAGGAAGGTCTAATCGTATGAAGTATTGTGGTTCCTTCTATGTGCCTGTTCTAGACTGTATATGGAACCAACAGAACACTTGTAATAAAGAAGGAAGGAAATGTGGAGTAGGTTTAGAAGGTGTAGATATAGCATCTCCAGCAGATGTAGAACAAGCGCCACCTTCCTATAAAGCCTGTAGATTCTGTACAGGAACTCCATCATTTAAAGGAGCTGTGTGGTATAAGAAAGTAACTGTAGAGAATCCTTTAACGTGGAGAGAAGCACTAGCAATCAATAAGAAATTTATAACAGATAACAGATTAGATTATAATGATTTTAAAATGTATAGTTATCCAGCTACTACATTTAGTATAAAGGATCTAGATCGAAAGACAGAAGAATTAGCAGAGAAAGAAGGATGGTTGCCCAGTTTAGTTATTTTAGATTATATGGATATTTCAGGAGGGATGACAGACTTTAATGACTTCAGACATAGAGAGAATGAAAAGTGGGCAGCTGCAAATAGCTATGCTGAGAAATTTGATTTATGTCTAGGTTCTGCTACGCAGACAGATGGAAAAGCCTATGATCAGGATACTATAACAGAGAGTAATTACTCAGAAGATAAGAGAAAATACTCTCATGTTTCTGGTGGTGTCTTTACCTTAAATCAAACCGCAGCTGAATTAGAATTAGGTGTTATGAGGGTAGGTCGATTTATGACAAGGAACGAGGAAAAAACAAATCAACAAGTGAAGGTGTTGCAGAGTTTGAGAAGAGGATCAATTCATCTTGGTAGCTATTTTTAAAAAATAATCCTTGCATAATTTTATGAGTATGATATAGTTTGATTTCAGTTGGACATTCATCTAGTGTCTTTTTTAGTTCCTTTACTTTCTACACTAGGTGGGTGTCTTTCTTTTAATTAGGTTTCCTACAGTAAGCCTTACTTCTAAGAAGTAGAAGAGCATACACCTCACCTTATCATTACTCCTACATATAAAAGCAACGGTTAGAACAATTCAAAGAGGGCAACTCAACTGTACTTATTTTATAGTTAATAAAAAACAAAGGAGAAAGACCATATGGATACTTATGCAGCTAGTAAGGCTAGATGGATAGCACAAGAAGAAAGTAGAATTGCACAGATGAAAGCTAATCTGAAGCAGGATCAAAGAGAACTGTCCTTCTGTGAAAGTTCCATAGTACATGAGAATAAAAGACGGAACATCCTTCTAGGAAGCTTAGAACGTACAAAAACAGATATAGAACGAAGTACAAAAGGTTTAGAAGAATATAAGGCAGCGCTTTAAAAAATTTATAGTACATATAGTATGATAGAAACAATTAGTCAAGTCAACCAAAGGAGAAAAGGACATGGCACTGAAGAAAAATAGTAAAAAGACTAGTAGTAAGAAAAGTAATGACAGTAAAGCTTCTAAAAAGAAAGTACCTGCTAAACACCTGCATATGATTGCAGCTGCTGTAGATCTTAATGAAGTGTTGGATTGTGAGATTGATGTAGATCTTCCTTTCCCTGCACTGAAGAAAGCACTGAAGAAAGCTGCTATGGTAGAACAAGAGATTATTGAGGAAGATGTAGATCTTGGTCTTCACACTAATACATGGGAAGTGCTAGAAGTTCTAGGGTTTACACAACCTGAAGAGGAAGAGGAAGAAGAAGAAGCTCCTAAACCTAAGAAAGGTAAAGGAAAAGGGAAAGGGAAGAAAGCCAAGAAGGTAGAAGTAGAAGAAGATGAGGATGAAGACGAATTAGATGAGGATGAAGACGGGGATGAAGATGAGGAAGAAGAGGAAGCCCCTAAACCTTCTAAGAAGAAAGCTGCATCCAAGAAAAAGAAAGCTAAGAAGGTAGTAGAAGAAGATGAGGATGATCTAGAAGATGAAGATGACGAGGATGATCTAGAAGATGAGGATGACGAGGATGATCTAGAAGATGTAGAAGAAGATGATGACGACAGTGATCCTCTGCAAGATGAGTTAGATGAACTCTCTACTATTCAAGAACTGAAAGACTATAGAGATGAGAACGAACTCAAAGGTCTGAAGTATAATAAGAAGCAGCCTTATTTTAAGGACATCGATGCATTCCGACAAGCTATCTATGAAGTAGCTTCTGAAGATGTAGAAGATGAAAAACCTGCTCCTAAAAAAGGTAAAGCTAAATCCTCAGCTAAAAAAGCTAAAGAGGTAGTAACTAAACCTACTAAGAAAGCAGGTAAGAAGAGCCGTTATGGTCATACAGCAGGAAGTCAAGCAGCACTGATGGATGATCTTATCTTTAAAGGTTCTATGAAATCTGACATCATCGATGCTATTGGTGAATGGCAGGAAGATAATGGAAAAGATATCAAGTCTGAATCTTCTAGGAGTTCTGCACTAACAATGCATATTAAGAACCTAGAGAAGAAGGGTCTTGAGATTAAGAAAATGAAGAACGGCAAATTGAAATGTCGTGAAGCAAAACTCGTATAACTAGTAAATAACAAAAACTGGTTTAGTTACATAGCAGGGTAGGGAGTATTCTCTATTCTGCTTATTTTTTAATCCTAATGTTTATAGTTGAGGTAAACTATGAAGTATTCATTCAACGTAGAAAGTGGAGTAGGCTTTGCTACGTTTCTAAAAAAATTAACATTCGCAGGGATTATAAGTGAAGTTGAAATCCGAGCGCAAGGGGATTGTTTAGCCGCTGCTTGTGTAGATGATCCCCAGCTTGCTTTCTCTATGTGTTATCTTCCTATAGATTCTGAGATAGAAGATGAAGTCCCTATGAGGTTTGGTGAAATCCCTAAACTACTCAAATACCTATCAGGAGACAAAAGAGCATTCACTATTACTTTAGATGATGAAGCAGGAACATTTAAAGTCATAAGGCAGAGCAGAAAAGGGGAATTAATATTCTCAATGTTAGAAGTAAACCAAGTACCTTCAGTAGCTGGGAACTTAATAGATGAAGACTCCTTATCTAATTATCAAACTGTAGTTGTAGGAAGTGATGATATAGCAGATTTAATTTCCTATCTAGATGCTACAGAATGTTCATGTTTTATAACTAAGATAACTAAAAAAAGATTGTGGGTTCAATCAGAAAGTGGGAAGAGTACAGGATTTAGTACAAAGTTAAATAAACTAAAAAGTGAAACTGCATATCAAAATACATATCCAAGTCAACGTATAAAAAGTGTATTGGCATTAATAGGTTCTTCTGACATTACTTTCTACTTAGCAGAAGATGAACCTTTAATTATGGAACAAGATGGGAATTATTGGGGATTTGCTTTACATGCGGAAAGAGGAGAATAGATGTGAAAAAATTTCAATGTAGAAGGTGTTTAAAATATAAGTGGGCTTTACTAGAAGATAAACTATGCTCCAAGTGTCATGATATAGAACGTAAAGAAATAGAAGCAGCTGCAAAACTGAGAAGGAAACCTAAAAGAGAACACGCTTTAAAAGCTAATGTAGAAACATATCTTAGGTACATAATGAAAAATCGACCTGAGAAGTTCAATAAGAGAGATTTTGAAAGGTTAATGGGAATCCCTTTTACTTCTGTAAATTACCTTATTAGAACACTGAAGAAAAAGGATCTTATAAAAACAGAAGGGAAAGCTGGAGCGCAATACTTTGTTCCTATTTCTAAATCAGTATTACGTGACAAGTTGCAACATTTTGGAGAATGGTATAATGAAACATCCTCTATTCGAGAAGAAGAATCCGATGGCAGTATCCCCGAAGAAAAAGAAGGGTAAGACAGATTGTTTTAATTGTCCTGTAGGTAGGAAAAAGAAGAAGAATTTCCTTAAGCTTCCTCCTGCTCCTAAAGATGCTAGGATATTAGTCATCTGTCCACGTTCTAAGATATATAAACAATGGGTTTCCAGTTGGTTTAAGAAACACAGTATTGATAATTACTATATTATGCATGATGTCATGTGTAAAGGTGCTATAGAAAATGAGAAGGATTATAACACTAGAGTAATGCATTGTCATTCTGTAATGAAGAAACTATTAGATGATGGTGAATTCACACAAGTCATTGCATTAGGCTTAACGTCCTATAGAATGTATATGGCAGAAAGGTATGAGAAGAAGTACTGCTATGAAAGAGTGAGAGGTTATACCTTTCCAGATAAGCAGAATAATGTATGGGTATCTGTAGTAACAAAACCTACCAAAGATTCGATCACAGGTAATGGTAATACCTATAAGGATGTAGAGAAGTTAGAGTTAGTATTACTTAGAAAAGATATGACAGCCTGTATGAAGTATACAGATTTACCATTACCAGACTGGACAAATCATATAAGGGATTACTGCATTGTAGTAGATGAACTAGGAGCTTTGAAGATACTAGCTAAAATAGTTGAAGATAGAGAGTTTACAGACTATGTAGCCTTTGACTTTGAAACAACAGGTTTGAAACCATATGCAGAAGGTCATAGGATTGTCTCTCTGAGCATTGCACCTTCTGATACGTGTTCGTATTCGTTTCTGATGTATGATAGCTTAAAACCACTTATAAGGAGATTCTTAACAAATAGAAACATTCCGAAGATAGCAGCTAATAATGGCTTTGAATATAAATGGGCTAAACAGGATCTAGGAGTAAATGTAAATGGTCTTGTATTTGATGTGGTGCTAGCTCAACATCTATTAGATAATAGGAAAGCAATATGTTCTATTAAATTCCAAGCTTTTAGAAGGTATGGTATATTTGAATATGATAAACACATGTCTAAGTATCTAGTCCCTGAAGATGTGGAAACAGAGAACTATGGAGATAATGCTATTAACAATATACACAATGCTCCTAGAGGTTCTCTGTTATTCTATGGGGCTATGGATTCTTTAATCACCTATAGGTTAGGAAGAGATATGATGAAGGAGCTACATTATGAATATTAAGTATAATCCAAATAGTAAAGAGGGTTATGATTTAATGGCTTCTGGGGGACTTGCTTTTTCAGATATGGAAATGAACGGTATTAGAATAGATGTCAAACATTTCAAGTTTAAAGCAGATGAACTTTCTATGACTCTTAAACTTCTATATGCTAAGATCCTGAAAACAGATGAAGGGAAGTTCATTCATAAGAAATATGGACAGGATGGATTTACTTCCTCTAAGAAACTAGGGAAGGCATTATTCGATGATTTAAACTATACACAAGTAAAAGGAAGGAGTGTAGATGAAAAAGTACTAGCCTCTTTTAAAGGAGAGTTTCCAGAACAGTTACTACATATCAGGAAGTTAGAGAAAACATTATCAACATACATAATAGGTATATTAAGGCAAGTAGTTCATAGAGATGGGGAATATGTATTACACCCATCCTTTAGTAATCTCCTAGTATCTTCTTATAGATCCTCTTCGCAAGGTCCTAACTTGCAGAACATCCCTGTTCGAAATGAAGAGGTTAAAGCCATAGTCCGTAAAGGGTTTAAAGCCAGAAAAGGGAACCTCCTATTAGAGGTTGACTTTTCAGGTAATGAAGTAAAGTGCGGCGCTTGTTATCATAAAGATCCTATGATGATTAAATACATCACTGATCCTACTACAGACATGCATAGGGACATGGCTTCTGAATGTTATCTACTTCCACCAGATGAAGTTTCTAAAAATACTAGATACTGTGGTAAGAATATGTTTGTATTCCCTCAGTTCTATGGAGACTGGTATCAGCCTTGTGCTACTAACATGTGGGAAGCTATAGATACTATGTCTTTAAAAACTAGTTCTGGGGTTAAGTTGAAAAGGCACCTTAGAAGGAAAGGGATAGACTCATTAGAACAGTTTATAAAACATATGGAAGGAGTGGAATATGACTTCTGGACTGAAAGGTTCTATGTGTATAATCAATGGAGAGATGACTTGTGGGCTGAGTACCTAAAGAAAGGATATCTACATACACTTACTGGATTTACTGTTCAAGGATTACTAGATAAGAAACAGGTGTCTAATTATCCTATACAAGGATCTGCATATCATTGGTTATTGTGGTGTCTTGTAGAACTTAATGCATGGAGGAAAAGACATAGACTTAAATCATATCCTATAGTACAGGTACATGATAGTATTCTATGGGATATATACCCTCCAGAGAAAGATTATATAATAGAGAAAATGAAACAAGTAATGTCTGTAGATATTAGGAAAAGGTTTCCTTGGATTATTGTTCCTTTAGAAGTAGATATAGAACAAAGCCCTATAGATGGTAGTTGGTATGATAAACAATAGGATATAGAATATGAAAATAGTAGATAAAAGAGAAAAGATACCTGGGACTGTTAGGCTAGAGACATTAGCTGTAGGAGATGGCTTCCTATTCCAGCTACAGGAGAATCCTTATATAGTTGTAGAAAGTAGGAACCTTAGTTTGCAACCAGAAGATAATATAGACCCCTTACTTATGGTACTAGATTTAAAAGAGAACGTATTGTATCGGAGTATAGTTTCTGAATTAGTATATCCAATCCTACTAAATACTTCTTTCAGATACCACGATGATAAACAATAAACACAATTATCTATCTAAAACAGAAATGGGGATTGGTAGATATACTAATATGGCTATTTGTCAAATCCCCATTAAGTATCTTTTCTATATGAGAAGGAAAAGAGGGCATGTGATTTTTGATCATTATGCAATAAAGAGTTTAGTTGAAATAGAAATTAGAAGGAGCAGGATGAACATAGCTTCAAGTACTATAAAAGCAATAGAGATATTGGACTTCCTTAATGAGAAGTCTGTGTCTTGTACTGCGCATGATATTCATGAAAATAATACATCTAGATCAAGGCATATAGCCTCTACAAAGAGAATCTTAGACAGTTTAGTAAGAGGGGGTCTAATCCAAGGTGAAAGAGGAACTAAAGGAGGTTACACTTTAAGTTGTCTATTAGATGTACTTAGTGTTGCTTCTGTGAATCATCTCTTTATCAAACCACCTTCTTATGGTTCTCTAAAATTGTCTTCATTACATAGACTACAGAATCAGTTATTAGAACAAATTACAATCACTCAATTTTTAACAGAGGATCTTTCATGCTATACAATGATTATCGACCGGGGGAACTAGAAGATATAGAAGGTAACACTCACATTAAGACTATGCTAGATAAATACTTTGAAGATGTAGATACTATGCCTAGAGTCTTTATGTTCACAGGAGATTATGGTACAGGGAAGACTACATTCGCTAGAATCATAAGAGAGTATCTAGAGATTAAACATTGCTATACTGAAATCAATTGTGGAAAAGATAGATCAATGGAGTCCTTCAGAGGTATTGCAGATTCTTTAGGAGTACGTCCTTTAGGGGATGAATATAAAATGGTTGTCTTGGATGAGTTTCATGCACTTCTTAAACCTACACAGGACTTACTACTAAAACCCCTAGAAGAAGAGTACAATACTACCTTCTTGGTTATATGTACTACAGATCCTAAAAACATAAGAAAAGGGATTAAAGATAGGTGTGTAGTATTTAACTGTGAATTACTAGACAGTGAATCTATGACAGCTGTAATTGAAAGAGTTGTTGAGGGGGAAGAGGAAGAGTTAGAGGAAGAGGTTGTAGAAGCCATCATAGCTAAGGCTGGTGGATCTTCAAGAAAAGCATTGACAATTCTTGAGAGTGTGCTAGGATTGGATACTTCAGATGGAGTAGAAGAGATCCTAAAGCACATCCAAAGTATAGATTCTATGATAGAGAATCCAGAGATAATAGACTTGTGTAGACACCTAGCAAATGGGAAGCAAGACTGGACTACTCTAGCTGCTAAAATAAGAGCTTGCAAAGAAGAGCCTGAGTCTATACGAAGAACAGTAATGCGCTACTTTGGATCTTGTTTATTAAAAGGAAACTATATGGTATCTAAAGCCCCTAAGATAATGGTTTGTTTTGATGAACCTTTCTCTTGTGGGATAGATAGTATGGCCTTAGCTTTCTATGAAGCGGAGATGACAAAAAGGAAATAAAGGAAATGAATAAGGATAAGCTAGATAGACACTACCAAGAATTAAAAAAAGATGCTCAGATAGATAAGAACAATCTAGATGAAGAGTGTTGTAGACAGACCTTCTTATATGTTAAGTGGTCTAAACGTCTGGCTTTGGCAGAGGCTAATCTTAGAAGGGTAGAACATGCATTAACTAGATACAAAGCTGAAATGGTGATTCAAGGAAAAGAGGAAGGTCTAGGAGTGGCTGTATCAGAAGCTACATACAGAAAGTCTATGAAGTATATAGAACTGGGTAGAAAGAAAAGCAGAATACTTAGTTCAGTTAAGTTAGCAGAGAATGGAGTTCATACACTATTGCAAAGAAGAGCTATGTTAGATAACTTAGTGAAATTACATTCTACAGGCTATTATCATGAATCCTAGTAGGGACTATCATCTTATTAAAAAGGACAAACAAACCTCAACAGAAAGAGATAATACATGAAAAAGACAAAAGGAAATAAAAACAAACGTAAAGCTAGATTCAATGCAGATAAAGTAGCAGCTAATGTAGAAAGAGGTAAAGCAGGAGGTGGAGGAGGATGGGACTACATTAAACTTCCTTCAGACATAGAATTCTTCAAACCTGAATATGCAGAGAAGAAAGAAACAGCGACCTATAGATTCATAATTGTTCCTTTCTATACAGGAATGACAGGGAAGTTTAGTAGGGAAGTAGAAGCTGAAGGTGATCTTTGGTATCGTGCTAACTATAGACGTGCTTCTTTAGGTTCTGAGAATAAGAAAGTAGTCAGCCTTACTTCTATAGGAAAGAAATGTCCTATTAATGATATGTATAATAAATTGAAGGATGAATTAGCGGGTTCTAATCCAGAACTTTTGAAAGCGTTCGCTTCTAGTAAACGTGAGATCTATTATGTGATTGATATTGCAGAATGGAAGAAAACAAAGGAACTTACAGTAAGGGTCTTAGATTTTTCCCAGCATCTATTTGGGAAAAAACTAGACCTAGAGATTAAAAGTGAAGAGTATGAAGATAAAGAAGAGTTCCCTTTCAATCCTGTTCTCTTAGCTGATCCAGAAGAAGGATGTGTAGTGAAGATTCAGTTTAAAAAGGAAACATATAGAGGGAACGTTTATTCTGATGTAGGTAAAGTATCTTTAGAAGAACGTAAGAAAGGACTCCCTGTAATTGACGATGACTTGATTGAAGAACTTCAAGATCCTATGGAGTTTCTAGAGATTCTGCCCTATAAAGAAATTAATAGTATCATCCTTGATAATGATGATAATGATGATGATCTAGATACTACATCTGAAATAGATGATGACGATGATTTAGATTATGGCGATGTTAGTAATGATGACGATGACGAAGGGGATGAAGACGATGATGATCCTACTGTCGATCTAGATGCTATGAATAGAAAGGAATTGAAACAGTATATTAAAGAAGAGGAGTTGGATATTACTGTTAAGAAGAAATGGGATGAAGAAGATATAAGAGATGCGATCCAAGAAGCATTAGAAGCTGGAAGTGATGACGATGACGATGACGATGATGACGAAGTAGGAGATGATGACGACGACTTCTATGATGACTAGAGGGGAATTTCTAGCTTCTAAATCTACTGTATTTTTAGAGATATTGAGAAGGGGCTTAGGTCCCTTTTTTCCTCCTCACCTAGCAGTAGAGAATGAGAAGTATACAAGACTAGAGCAAGCCATAAACCTAATTGTCTTTCTAGTATATAACAGGAAGACTAAAACAGGTGGTTGGTTTGTTTCTAGTCGCATCACTTATAAACAGTATAGAAGTCAACGTAGCTACTATCAAAGAGAGGTAAGTTCTAATGCGGGTAACATACAAAGAATATAGGCAATGGAAAAAGAGTAAAGGCAACAGACTCTATCTAGATACTGGAAGTACTCTACTTAACTTGGCTATCTGTGATAAAGCAGCAGGAGGTATACCTACAGGAATAATGCTCAATATTATAGGAGATAGCAGTTCAGGTAAAACATTTCTAGCCTTAACTGCTTTGGCTTGTGGTTGCTATGATCCTAATTTTATGGAACACTCTAAGATTCTAGATGATGCAGAGAACGCCGACTGTTTTAATAAACAATATTTATTTGGTAAGAAAGCAGCTGGCGAAATGAGGAATCCTAGAAACAAAGAAGGTCTATCAGAATCCTCCCAATTGTTTGAAGACTTTGAAGTGAACGCTAGGAATGAATTGATAAATCCTTCTTTGTATGTTCTAGATAGTTTTGACAGTATATCAGATAAAGATGAGGAGGAGCATACTAAGAAGCGGCTACAGGCTCATGAGGATGGGAAGGAAACAGCAGGATCTTATGGAATGGGGAAAGCTAAGAAGGCTTCTAGTTTCTTCAGACAGATAACTGGTACTATTAAGAAGTCCAGTTCTATTCTTATTATAATCTCACAGACTAGGGATAATATAGACCCTATGTCTAGAAAGAAGAGGACAAGAGCAGGAGGGAAGGCTCTTAAATTCTATAGCTCAGTTGAAATGTGGTTAACAGAATTAGGAAAGATCAAAGAGACCATTAATGGAATAGATACAACTGTAGGTATTAGAATTCAGATTGAAGTATCTAAGAATAAGATCACTGGGAAGTATAAGAAGTTTGAATTGCATATTTACTATAACTATGGCGTAGATGACATCACTTCCTGTATAGACTTCCTAGTAAAAATGAAAGTGTGGAGGAAGAAAACAGCACAGGCTTATGTAGTTCCTCAATGGAAGTTTGAAGGGACTAGAAAGAAATTGATTCAGTACATAGAAAAGAATAAGAAGATGAAGGAAGTCCGCGCTATAGTACAGAAAGCTTGGGATGCCTTTGAAGATAAAGCGGCTGGTAATAGAGTTCCTAAATTTGGAGAGTAAAGAAATGAACATTAGTAAACATAAAGTATTAAAAGATATTCACGAAGCTATGGTATTAGTGGAAGGACTAGGATGTAGTGAGGAACTTACTACCCTATCTACAAAACTAGGAGATATAGCAGAAACAGTAGAGGGTATAATTGATGTCTTATCATCCATCATGGAAAAATAGAATAGTATTACTTAAACTCAGCTACAACCGTTTCAGAAGAAATGGAATACTACTGACATTTCTTCATAGTAACCTTTGGTATAATCTTTATACTAAACATACTAAAGCACGTAAATCAGAATTAAAAGAAATAGAACGTGTAGCGTTAGAAGGTAGAAAGAGAATATTACAAGAGGTTGACCTTGCGGCTACTGTTATTGATGTTGGAGGAGTAAGTAATCATCCAATAAAGGACCCATTTACACATAGGCCTTTCAACACTTATAGTATTCCTATGAAATTGTGCTCTGTAGTAGACCTTAAAGATAATCATTGCCCTGATAAACCTACAGTAGTAGGCCTAACAAAATCAGGAAAGCTAGTTACGTTATGCCCTCGGTGTTATAAGAATTATAATGATAGGGGTTTGGTAGTTATATTCGAAAAAAAGGAAATAGAAAATGGAATTAATTATAGAGGAATATATGCCCAGCAAAAGAAATTAGACAGATTGCGTAATGCTCCTGTCCTAGAAGGAAGTGACAGCACAATTAGAAGCATGAGACTAAGATGTATTAAGGAAAGTAGAGATAACCGGCAAGCACTGTTAGATATATTTGGAGAAACAGACTAATGGAATTAATTAAACCATCATATGAAATTGTAAATGAACCAGATTGGGATGAGGTTACTATAGCTTTAGAAAAGGCTATAAGGACTTGCTACAAGTCAGAGAAGGAAATCAACGCTGGAACAGCAGATAAGCTTATACGTACTATTATAGAAAATGGACATGAAAGTACATTGGAACATGCTAGTATAACTGTAAGGTTTGTTATAGATCGTGGTGTTAGCCATGAGTTTGTAAGACATAGACATTGTGGTTTCTGCCTAGATGAAGATACTGTAGTTACAGCTTTTAAAGGTGGAAAAAGTAAGACCTCAAAAAGATGGACGCTGAAACAACTTTGGGATTACCAAAATGACCCTAAACGTAAAGGTCGTTTAAAACTAATCAGACTGAGAAGTGTAAATAAAGATGGGATTCTAGTACGTAATAAAATTAAAAGTATTATAGATTCTGGGGTTAAGGATTTACTAGAAGTAAAATGTGTTAGTGGCAGATCTATAAAAGCTACAGCACAACATCGTTTCCTAACAGATGAAGGGTGGCAGAAACTAGGGAATCTAAAAGCAGGGGATAGATTAACAGCTAATGGTCTAGATTTATATGATAATAAAGAATGGTTATATAAGAAGTATATAGAAGAAAACAACACCTTAAAAGAAATGGCTGTGTTGATGGGATGTTGTGTTAGTATAGTTACAAGAACTCTACGTAAACATAATATTAACAAACCACTTTCAATGCGTAAAAATAGAAAGGGGGGTTATGGTAGAAAGAAAACATACAAAGAGTGTGATGAGATAAGTAAACGGATGACGGGAGAAAAGAACCCCAGATGGAAAGGAGATGCTATAGGCAGCTCGGCAGGATATTTAAGAGCTAATAAAATGTATACCCCTGATATTTGTTGGGGTTGTGGTTCTAAAGAGCATCTAGAACGCCACCATATGGATAAGGACCCGACTAATAATGAAAAGGAAAATATTAAATTCCTATGTAGGAGTTGTCATAAAGCTTTTCATGTAGGGAGTGGTGTACTCTCTGTTTTTAGTGATGAGATAGTATCTATTATACCATGTGGTAAAAACAGAACATTTGATATAGAGATGGAAGAGGAGCCTCATAACTTTGTAGCGAATGGTTTAGTAGTACATAATTCCCAAGAATCAACTCGCTATGTTAATTATCAAGGAAAAGAAATGCAGTTTATACTTCCTTGTTGGATGGATGATAAGTTTCTAGGAAACTGGAAAGTGGAATCAATCAGTACGGTCCTTGAACCTTCTACAGAAAGTCGCTGGATGTGGTCTATATTGGGTGCTCAAGAAGACTATGATAGTTTAATAAAAGATGGGTGGAAACCTGAAGAAGCTAGATCTGTACTCCCTAATTCTCTAAAGACTGAACTTGTAATTACTACAAACATGAGAGACTGGAGACATATGTTTATGCTTCGATGTGACAAGACAGCTCATCCACAAATGAGAGAAGTGATGCAGCCTCTATATATGGAGTTAGTAAAGAAATGCCCTACGTTGTTTGATTCAGTTAAATTTGAAGCGGAAGATATATTTAAGGATTGGAGTATGCAGCCTTCTATATGTAATGGAAATTCTATAATAACAGCATATCATCCTACATCTAAATCTTCTTGTGTAGCTGCTGGTATAGGAACTGATACTACTCTACGTACTAAAAGTAGGAAAAGAGAGAAGTTTACACCTCTAGGGAAAGCCCTTAGATTCGCAGTGCAGGAACATGTACCTAACGATCTTATATGGAGTGATCAGTAATGAGTACTGAACTAACACTAGCAGACGTAGTAAAAGAAGGAATAGAAAAACACCTATCGATTAACATTAACATGAGGGGCGTGTTCCTCGTAGGGTTCAGGCTCTGGTTAGGCTAGAGGAGAAGGCTATGTTTGATGGACTAAATATTGGGTTTTTTGGAATTATGATTGTGTTTTTGATTGTCACTTTTCTTGGATGGGTTACTTGGGAAGGAATATTCTGGGTGATCTCACATATCCATTTTATCGCATAAAAATTAAAGGTGAACAAACATATAGTAGAAGAAATGGGATTATTATGAGTACTGAACTAACGCTAGCAGACTTAGTAAAAGAAGGAATAGAAGAACACCTATCCTATATTGATAGGAATAAAAGAATAGACACCTTAGATAATAAGATAAAAGAATTAGAAAAAGAACGAGATGATCTAAACAGTAAACCTCACGGTTGGGGTTTTACTCCTAAATGGCAAAGGACTATAGGTTTACTTATAGAAGCTGGTGTGAAAGAAAAGATGGAAGAAAGGGAAAAACCTATATGAATACACTAAAAGAGTTAATAGAAATAGGAGTAGAAGAGGAACTTAAACACACAGCTACTAGAGAACGGAAGGCTTATCTAGAAAAGAAGATACAAGAACTAGAAGCAGAACATGCAGAGTTGTCTAAAAAGCATATCCCGCATAGAGATCTTACTCCTTCATGGGTTCACACTATTAAAGAACTCATAAAGGAAGAGATAAAGAAAAGAGGAAGTTAATGAGTGATACTTTTATTTCAGGTCTGTTATGTCTGTTTGGTTTCTTTATAGCTTTTTTAATAGCAGCCCCCTATAAGGAAGTTAGGATTATCATAGCTAGAAGGAAGAAAAGTAAACTATTTCAGCAACGCCTTATAGAAGAGTCCTTAAAGTACGTTCCTCTTTCTGCTGATCATGTGGAGATTTGTAGTGTTGGGAATGAGATACTAGATCATCATGCCAGAATAAACAACAGTATATGTTCTTGTTCTTTAAGAACGCAGTTAGTAGGAGATGGGTGTTCTATTTGTAATCCTGAATTCGAAGCTGAATACACAGGTTCTTTAATAGCTAAAGATTGCCCTCATTGTGGTTATGGTTTTCTATTGGAGAATTCGTTTGGTGATATGTGGTGTACTGAATGTGGGTGGGATGTTTATTATGAAGTATAAACATAAGGTATTTCTCAGGAAGTTACTATTCATTCCTATGAGGTCTTTCAGTCTAGAGTTTGATAGGGATTATGGAATGCACAAAAGAACAGGATGGACTGTTGTTATGGATGGATGCGTATGCTCAGAGCTAGAAAGGAATATTCTTATTTCTTTAAGGAAAGCATATATTAGAAGATGGGCATGGGAAGATGAATGTATTTGTAGGAAAGGAGCAGAAAATGAATAACAAAGATGTAGCAGCCATACTTACAGAAGCTTTAAATATTATCTATAGTGGTGGGATACCACATTCACTCAGTAATCTTGTTATAGATTATGAAGAACCATATACTAGATTTCAGATATGTTTTCAGTTGACTGGTTCCTTCCCCACAGGGCTTTATGTAGGTCCTATTTATATAGATAGGGATTTTATTATAAAAGCATCTAAAACTACACTAAACCACAAACTTAATGAACTAATAGAGAAGGCCCCCACTGCTCCAAAATACATTATCCCTGAACCTACAGGAATTACAGAAATGAATAATAAAGATATAGAAAAGAAAATAACAGATGCTTTAAATAGATTTAGTGGCAACACTGATTACACCATACGGGATATTGTAATAGATCCTTACACAAGTAAAAAGTTTGTAGGGATTAGGTTCTGTCTTACATCCCTTACAGAACCTCAAAGAAATATAAAATTGGAAATGAATAAAATATGGGTAGCGTGTGCTGCTGATGGAGAACTATATAACACTCTTAATCTAGAAATAGGAAACTCTTTGAATAAAGACCTAGAGGTTAATCAAGTGAAAGAGAACTTTGACTTGGATATCCCGAAACCCCCATTGAAGGAAGCAGTTAATCATCCTATTCATTATGGTGGGGATACTCCTTATGAAGCTATAAAAGTTATAGAAGCTTGGGAGTTAGGTTTTTGTCTAGGTAATACAGTGAAGTATATTAGTAGGGCTGGGAAGAAAGAGAAGAGATTGGAAGATCTACAGAAAGCTCTTTGGTATCTTAAAAGGGAAATCAACTCTATAGTAGAGCAGGAAAAGAAACCTTCTTACAAAAAAGGGGATTCTCAGGAGGAAGGAAATGTCAGCAAGAAGTGATTTCAGAGGACACCCAATTATTTGGATAGGAACAGAAGAAGATGGCTATTGGGTTTATGAAGATACTAAAGAACGTCTTCCTGCAACTGGTGGAGATACTAGACCATGCGTTAGATGTGGTTCTCACTTTACACTAGGAGAAGGAGAAGTAGATACTTGTCTTGGAGTACTACCGGGTGTTAATAATGCCTGTTGTGGACATGGGAATCCTGAAAGGGCTTATGTACGTTTTACTAATGGTCTAGTGTTAAAAGGATTTACTGTAGAAAAGGCAAAGTAGAATGAAACTCACTAAGTGCAGGCCCAAAAAATGGCTTGAATTAATGACAGGGCCTACTTTCTATAAACTATCTTGGTGTACTGAATGTGGGACTGTTAAAAAGGAATGGTATACCCCTCTTGGTAAAGTGTATTCCACATACTACTACACACCGTCCCATAGGAAAATAAGGAAAACTGATGTCAAGGATAAAGATAAAGAAGAAAAAGGTATTAGTAGATTGTAGTCATATCTGCTATACAGTCTACTATGGCTGTAAAGATCAGGAGTCTCCTATTTGTGTTATTCAAGGTTTTATAAATAGAGTCTTGCAACTAATGGAAGAGTTTCATACAAGTGATCTTATCTTCTTCTGGGATAGCCCTGTTTCTATAAGACAGAAGAAGCATACATTCTACAAACAGACTAGGGCTAAAAAGAAAAAAGAAGATCCTAACCTTCCTAATATGTTTGAGCAAAGGAAACTATTAAAGGAAGTAGTCTTACCGGGACTAGGGTTTCTAAATCATATTGAAATAGAAGGTTATGAAGCTGATGACACTATGGCCCAGATAGTAGAGAACTATCCTAATAAGAGGTTTGTTATAGTAGCTAATGACAATGATCTATTTCAGATACTTAAAAATAAGAACTTAATAGGCATCTTCAGTTGTAGATCTAATGAGTTATTTGATAAAACAAACTTCATTCATAAATATGATATAGAACCTACTGAATGGAATCTAGTCAAAGCTCTAGGTGGATGCGGGTCTGATGAAGTTCCGGGGATTCCGGGAGTAGGGGAAAAGACAGCAATTAAATACTTGAATGAGAAGTTAAGCACTTCCTGTCAGGCTTACAAAACAATACAAACCCATCTAACTACTACCTTTATTAGGAACCACTGGTTAGTAACATTGCCTCTAAGTGGAATCCCTAAGAACTATAAGTTCCTTCGTAATAGATTGACAAAAGAAAATCAAACTGTTATAGAAGACTGCTACGATATTAATTTTGAAAAAGAATGGAGGAGGTACTATGCTAGGAGGAGATAATATGATTGTGCCACATATAACCAATGCTTACATAGGAGTAGATAATGGAGTCACAGGAACTATAGGGGGTCATTTTAATGGAGAAACTAGATTCATTAAAACCCCTTCATTTAAGGAACAGAACTATCAGAAAAAGAAAGTAAATGTAACTCGTTTGAATGTTCTTGAATTTAGGAAGTTCCTTGTATATTATGCTAAACGTGCAGATTTTGTAAGAGTAGTGATTGAGCGTCCTATGGTTAATCCTAGGAACTTTGTGGCTACAGGTTCTGCATTGAGATGCTTAGAAGCTACACTAATAGTGATAGAACAAGTCAATAGACGTTACTCTAACGTAAGTTACGAATTCATTGATTCAAGGGAATGGCAGTCCTCTCTACTCCCTAGAAACATAAAGGGTTCTGCTGCTCTTAAAATGGCAAGTATGCAGAAGGCTATTAAACTATATCCTGAACATGAAGTTCTATTACGTAAGCATAAGGATGGAGATGGTTTACTTATGATGAAATACTATATGGAAAAGGAAATTAAGTATGGCCGGTAAGAGGAAGAGGAAGAAGGTAAAACAAGGATGGTTCTATAAAGGAAACCGTATTTACATGCGTGTAGAAGGAAAGGTTTACACTATCCCTGAATTTATAACTACTTTTTGTCCTAACTTTTCTTATATATCTATACAAAGTAGGCGGGACAAATATACTCCTATAGAACTAATAATACTATATAATGCTGCACACACACCCGTGTATGAACCTAACACTAATATAACTTATAAGGATATACAGGAAAGACGTATAGAGAAGTATAGAAAGACAATGGCGAAAAATTATAAATCTAAAAAGGAAAAAGCTCTCGAAGATAGGAATAATAGTAACTTACCAAAGATAAAAAGGACACCGATAACATGAGTGGAGTAACACTAACACCAGAACAAGAAGCTATACTAGCAGAAGTACCACAAGAAGTAGCAGTGTTTCAGAATGAAGTAGCTACACCTATATTTCAGAATGAAGTAGCTACAGGGGTAGTTCCTTTAGAAGTAGAGGAAGAACCAGTAATCCCTTGGGGTTCTGATAAGGATCTATACTATGTATTCACAGAAGATAATGTAAACCTCATTGTGGCCCTATTAAATGAACTACATACTATTAACTATGAGTTGACAACTACAGTGCCTCAGAAATATGAGGATTCATTGGAGTACAAGCATAATGGCATACTTTGTTTTGTAAGTTCTATAGATATCCTCTCAGACACTTGTAAGGAGTTATTAGACAGTTTAGACTTGCAACTTTCTCATACTTATGATAAAAAACTCTCTAAGAATTGGTGGAAGTGTTTATTTACAGGAGTCTCGAAAGTACAAATCTATATGAATCACGTTAGGTTAATATCTTACAGACTAGGTCAATTAAAGTTGGTAGTTTCTGGATTTACAGAAGCAATAAATAAAGTAGCACCAGAAGTTAAAAACTCGGAAGATTATGGAACCTCTGTAGCTTTAACTAGTGTTAAGGAAACTATAGATCTAGGGAAACGGATTGTAGAAAATGTACAAGATAAAGAAGTGAAGAAACTCAAAATAGGACAATTACTTCCTCTAGACATAGATACCTTAGAGATCTATACAAAGGAGATTGAACCAAATGAAGGAAGTTAAATTCAAAGAAGCAAATGATTCAGATGGGACTACATTTAGAAATCCTGTAGCTAATCTATATTTAAAGAAGTTCAAATTAACTAGAAAAGAAAGATGGTTGTTATTCTTTGGTTCCCCTTTATGGGTAGCTACTCCTATTAGAGGAGGACGTTCCGTTTTTCTAGAATGTAAAAAGTCAGCGTTTATAACAAAAACAAAAGGAGTAAAGAAAGATGAGAAGTAACCTAATACGAGTGATGATTGTACAACCTACTATAGAGCTGGATAAAGATGCATGGAGTATGTTACACCAGTCTTATAGCTTACTTGCCGAAAACAAATGTGAAGGAGATGCTGGACTAGATATTGTCATGCCTAAATCTGCTTCTACTTCAGATGTTAGAAGTACTCCTGCTTTCATGCTGGTTCCTACCTATTGTAGAATCCTTGTGGTTGAAGGTCATCAAGGACAACCCTTAGAATATTATACACCTATCTCGTGGATGTTTGTTCCTAGATCTTCTACCTTTAAAAAGACAAAGGCTATTCTTGCTAATAGTGTAGGGATTATAGATGCTGGATATAGAGGGGAAGTGAAAGCTGCTATGTTGAGCTTCCATCAGGAATGTAGTATATTTGAAAGATTGGAAAGATACTTCCAAGTAGTTCCTTTTGATGGGAAAGGAATCAATGCTATAGTACTATATACTAAAGATGAGATTGATCTAGAGAAACAGTATCCTAGTGTTAGAGGTTCTGGTGGACATGGAAGTACAGATGATGCAAGTCATACTTTAGTAGCTTCAAGTAAACCACAACCACCTAAAGAAGAGGAACTTTAATCTTATGGCACGTAATAATCTAAAAGAAAACAAATTCGACGTTGTATATGAAGTAATGGATTCTCTAGGTAATACACATGAAATCAAATGTGAGACTATAGAAGCTAATGGAGATGAGGTGATTTTTAGAGACAAGCATAATAATGGTGTAGGTTTATTTAGAAACTACATCTACTGGAAACTACTATCATTTACTCTTGCTACTGTCGATGAAGAGGAGGAAGGTTCTTAGTGAATGAAAAGTTGAAGATTGAATTAACTATAGAGAATGGAAAGGCGTTAGAATTCTACACTAAAAATATAGAAGAGATTGAACACAAACTTAGATATGGTAATCTACTAACTCTCTGTTCTATTGCGGTTTCGATAACTAAGGAGAAGAAGTTAGGAGAAACACCACAGGAAGTCTGGGATAGAGGTTCTGATAGTCCTATTACCTCAATTAAGATAGGAGAGGAGGTAATAGATGTATCGAAAACCAAACCTATTCCTGAATCTGAGAATAGGCTTATAGCAAAGGATGAGGTTTTATCAGAAAGGAGGTTAAAAGAACTCCTTTTATCAATGGCTATGGCTCCTAATGACGCAGAACTACTAGTTAATAAATTACGGAATGCTATGTAATTCCATATCTGTAGACACAAAGAAACCCTACACCAGATTAATTTCTAGTGTAGGGTTATTTTTTTTATCTCCTAATAACTAACCTAGTAAAAAGGACAAAAAACTAGGCTACTAGGAAAATCATTTATACTACAGCTACTAGAGAAACACTTGTACTTCCTCCAGCATCTGAAACATCTGCTCTAATACGTAAGCCATGTTTAGCAGCTACAACGTAACGCCATCCAGCTTCTGTGATAGTAACATCTGTTCCATTAAAATCAGTCAATGTGGTAAATGGAAGTCCCCCTAAAGAACCTACTAATGTGATAGTAGCTCCATCAAAAGTCCCAGCTGCTTGAAGAACATATGTTCCTCCTTTACAATTTAGTAAATCCCCAGATGTAGTATCTGTTGCTTGATCCTCTAGCAAAAACATATTTCTTCTCCTATTTCTTCTTCTGTCATTTTATTAAAAACTAAAGATGAGCATTGTATAATTGGGAACTGCTTATAGTGTGGCAATCTCATTATTTCAAACCCTCCATTCTGAAAACAATGAGCTGTATATTCACTACAGAACCACTTGTTAGGATTCTCGCGTTTCTTTCGTACAAAGAAACCCCATATTCCTCCCCAATCATACTTTGTCCCATCTAAAGCTATAGCCTCATCTAAAATCGCTTCTACGTTATGAGTACCGATAGGTTTAAATATATCAAAGTCATGTACATATCTATCTCTAGTATATTCAAAGGATCTTCCGTAAACCCCTTCACCTTGTATGGACTGCCACTCTTCAGCATAGTGAGATACTTTCTCTATAAATAGTAAAGAGACATGGCTATAACTTCCATGACCAAACCATTTAATTACAGAAGCACCTGTCCCTATACCTTTATAACCTAAAAGGTATACTTGCATTTTTAGTTCCCAAGAGGAGCAACCTGAACATCAGATTCTAGTTCTCCACCACCTTCTGAATTATAATTTACATCACCATCTAGAGAACTGGCAGCTCTATATTGAACTTGGTGGACTACATTTACTATTTCTGGGGTTCCCATGAACATGGTACAACCTGACAATACTAATAGAACTATAGTGCCTAGTGTTATTTTTTTCATTCTCTTTCCTTTTGGTTATTTATTAAGTTCCTACTTTCTTTATAGCTAAAGGATAACTCCTAATGAGAAGTCTAGTTATATTAGGCTTGGTATGTTCCTATCTTAAATGCTATGATGTTAGAATAAGTAACAGTCAAATCCAAAGCTCCTCCATCATTGTGTCTAGCTCTAATACTCAATCTTACTGGAGTAGTGCTAGTAATAGTAATGATCCCGGCAAGTGGAGCGCTTCCTATATCTCCTCCTGTAGAAATCTTACGTTGAAAGTGTATGTCATCTCTTTCTACTCCATCAAGGAAGGCAGCTAGGAACCACTCCTTATTAACTCCAGTTCCTGTAAAACTAACCCCACCTATAATAACAAAGTATCCCGGTTCAGTAAACACTAACTCTTTAGTAGTATTATCATAAGCTACACCATTCCCCATATTAGTAGCATCTGTATCTGTATATGCTGTTACCGCTGTATATGCAGCTCCTGTAGGAATTGATTGGGCAGAAGCAGAGGCATTATGCATATGCATCCCCCCAAAGATCCCTTCTACAGTTTTATCTACTTCACTTTTCTCAAATAGTGTGGTCATATATTATACTCCTTTTAATTTGTAATAAATAAATCCCTATCCCAAACTTCTCCAGCAGAAGATGGGGTATATGTGATTTTAAGACCATCTGTTTTAGCCTGTGCTCCTAAGTATATAGAGAATAAAACCTCAACTTTTGTTTCAGTAGCTTTATATGGTATTGTAATAACATTTACAAAATCTGGTGACACATTATCTGGTTGTATAGAAACATCCATATGTCCCGCTGATGCTACTGTAGGTTCAAACATGAACTGTACTCTAACTAGAAAAGAAGGGTTGTTTAAGAAATCCTCCAGTTCTATCTTATTAGTTGTAGCATTCCACATCTTTGTTATCCCAGCGGGGAAGTTCTGTTCGTTATAGGCTGCACAGTCATTCTCAAATGCATATTCTGTAGCAGCGGAAACAGCTTGTCTACTACCAGTGTCATATTCACTATCTGAGCATGTTTCCCAAGGAGTTTTTATTCCTTTTCCTACAGCATAATCTACTTCTGCTTTTGTAAATAAGGTTGACATTCTAATTACTCCTTTACTAAATACACATGCTCTGCATCGTAATTATATTTGGTTCCATCTTCTAATCCTCCACTTAATACTGGATACACTATGGCATTTTCTATAATACTATTAAATACAGAAAGCCAGACTATGAATCGTACATAATCATTATAAGTCCATTCCCTATCTATTGGATAAGTTATGATATTAGTTATGGAAGAAGCACTAGGAGCAGTTACAAAAACATTATCATCAAAGTTTATATGGTTAATTAAATTACTAAAGGTTTTCTTATCATAAGTGATCCCATCTGCACTCCAAAACTCATTTGTTATAAACTCTGTATTAGCTGCTTTCTGCTGGATCTTAGTTTCTGCTCCATTATGTACTATAGCAGGTGGGTTGTCTGAGGTTTTTGTATATCCAGAAGGAGGTGTTATTACTAGAGGAGTTCCATTCACATCATAAGGAATATATAAAGGCTCTAGTGTAGCATGTTCATATAAACTAAAACCATCAAGTAAATTATTATGGAATACATCTTGTAATCCCCAGAAAGCAGCTAGTCCTCCAGTCCCGGTAGTAATTACACCATCATTCCCATTTCCAGAAGTATCGTACACTTTACCACTTGCCACTCCTTCTGCCATAGGCCACATAGCCGTCCAAACAGTATCACTATAATATATACAACACATACTTATAGACTTCGTTCTTGCATCAGTACTAGAAGCTAATTCTATTGCAGCTGATAAACTATCTATTCCAGGATTCACAAATACTTCTGCTACGGTTGCTACGGTTATAGTTATAGCAGTCCCTACCCTGTTAATAGACGTAGAATACCAAGTGCCTATAGTAAGTACCTGTGTATGGATATAATCTAAACCCCCTAAACGAATGGATAGTTTATTAGCATTGATTCGAATTCCATTCCCACCATTACCTAAGATCAAAGACTGAGAGGAACTCTCATTTATTTTTATCCAACCTGAAAAACTAAAGTCACCATTAAAAGCATTGCTCTTTCCAGTAGTAATGTAATCCCCAAGTCCATCAAACGTGACCCCATTACTTTCTACCAAATCTGCCAGCAATAGATTGATTGTTTTATCTAGTACTTCTGGAGAAGTTAATTCATATAACCATTGTAGCATACCTTCTGGTGGAGATGGAGTTAATCCACTATCTACAGTACCGTCATGTACAGTTCCTAAGTGGGTTGTACCATTCCCTACTGTTCCTTTATAAAACATTTTTATATCTCCTTTTTAAATAGAAATAAATACACCCACGAAAAGTTCTATTATGTAGCTGTTCCTAGTGAAAGTGTTTTTATAGTGCCTGCTATATTAAGGTCTATATAGAGATCATCCCCATCTCTACGAATAACATAACCCCCACGCATTAAAGTTCCATCTGCTTCAGATCCATCTGTAGCTCCTCCATCTGTAGGAGCTGTAGCATTATCCTCTATAGACAAAGACACTGTTCCATCAACCTTATGAATTCGTATAGCAGCTGATCTAGTACTAGTGCCCCACATCCCAAGTTCCATAACACTACTAACCGTGTTATTTATACTACCTCCAAAGAGATAGGATAACCCACATGTAGCATCTATTGACTTCCCTACAACCGTATTCCCACCACCTATAACCGTGTTCCCATTACCAAGGACATTATTTGTTCCTCCATCCACTGATATGGTAGATCCTATACACACACAACTAGAGGAAGCTGACACATCATCATCTAGATTGATATTACTTCCTATAAGTATAGAATTACTAGACAATGGTTCCGCATTTAAACTACGTCCCAGTGCTATATTATTATATGCCTCTAAATTATTGTCCCTTCCTATATTAATTCCAGTTTGACTTAATACATTATCTTTTCCAAGACATATACTAGATAATCCTGCTATAGTATTGTCTATTCCTACACTTATAATATTAGAGGAGCTACTACTTGTATTTCCCTCCCCTATTAGAACACCATTATCTCCTACACCTGTATTATTCTTACCAAAACAGATAGTATCATCACCACTAGCTACTTGAGTGTCAGCTGTTCTACTAGCTTGTATATCTATAGAATCCGAACCTCTAGCATTCCCTGTCTTATCCCCCATGATCCATGCATTTGTAATTGCTATATATTCAGGAGCTCGTACTTCTAAATCATCAAAGTTGGAGTTCAGTAAACCTCTATGTGTAGCGAAATCAATTCCATCTGCTATTACTACTACTGCCATAATCCTTCTCCATTTTTATATTATATCTTACTTAAAGCATTCATTTTAATTTGACTGTCATGGCATTTCTGCATCTCTTTAGATACATCATCCATTTTATCTGTAAATACTCTAAATGCTTGTGCTGTTTCTCGTACCAGTGTCCCATTAGCTTGTAGTGTTACTCTCATCTCTTCTAGTGCAGCATAGTACTTTGCTTCCCTAACATCTCTTTCCTGTTTATTCTCTGTGATGGTTTTCATTAATTGACGGAAGAGGAGAATACTACAACAAATGAGAAGTACAGTAAATATAGAAAGAATAGTTTGACTATCCCCTTTTGCTAATTCTTTCTGTACTGCTAATCCATCATCACTTAACAACGCTCCTGCAAAACTTGTGGTAGCTACTATCCCAAATGCTGATGTTATGTAGCCTACTTCTACAGGTTTGATTTTTCTGCCTTTCATATCTAGTTCCTTTTTCTTACTTTTCTTATGGGGTTACAAAAAATACATTTGTCTGATCTACTATAACAGCATCTGGATCAAAGACAACATAAGCAGTTCCGCTAGCTGTCTTTCTTATTATCTGTAATAGCCTTGTACTTCCTGCTATAATAGAAACACTATCAGACCCACTTCCTGAATGTGTTTTCTCTAAAACCCCATCTACATAGATATACATAGTATCATCTGCATTGTAGTCATAAGTTATAGTAATCCCAGTAGTAATATCTAAGGTCATACTATACATTGTATGTGTTCCTACTTGTGTCCCATTAGCTTCATAGAAAGCTCCATAAGAAAAGGCATAGTCTGAAACTGATTCTGATGAAAAGTCAGCTGGTACTGGTGTAGTACTTACACTTGAAGTTCCTTGTATAGTATAGTAAGGAGATCTATAAAGTTCAGAGTCTGCTGTTATCCCAGCTGTTATTATATTATTTATGGCGGTTATTACTTGGGTGTCATCTGCTTTATCAGGAGTTACACCACCTTCTGTTAGGACATTAAGTAATTCTTTTTGTAGCATGTTAAGCCACCAATCAGGTAGTATAGTACCTGTTCCAGAGTCTGTAAAAAACTTTTCAGTTCCTGATACTACAGCTGGTCTTGTAGGTTCTGGTGTTGTAGCGGAAGCTGTGTCTATCCAATACATTTTAAAAATCTCCTTTCTTACCTAGCAAAAATATTAACATTATCTATAATGGGAACTTCTGGAATAAAGTGATAACTGTAATCATATCCATAACTGTAAGTCTGCTCTACTATTTTTAACTGGTGGTCTCCTACAGGAAAGTGAATATCAAAAGTAACAGTGGTGTCCGCTATTTGCCTTACATACCCATTCATAAAGATAGCAACAACAACATAACTCCCTCCTGTTACTGTTACTGTGATTCTCCTAGTAACTGCATTCACTACTCTTATATTTAAAGTAGCGTATTCCCCATCTGCATTAGCTAAAGGTTGCAACATCTTAGGTCTATATATAGAACCATAAGAAGGATAGTACTCCATCCCAACTGGATCTGGAGCATCAAAAGCTGTGAAGTTTCTAAAAGGACGTATGATATACTGAGGCACTTTGTACAAAGCTTGCAGCTCTCCTATTCGAAGTGTTGTATAAGCTACTAGTGCATCTCCAACTTGAGTGTCATCTGCTTTGTCAGGAGTTAGTAAGCCTGCCCTTACTATTCCTAGTAGTTCCTTCTGTATAGAATTAAGAACCCATGCTGGTGTCACTGTCCTCAGTGTTCCCGCTGTAGATTCGTGATATTTCATTTCTGTAGATTGTGTAGGGATTTTTGCAGGTTCTACACTTACAGCATCACTTGTGTCTATCCAATACATTTTATCCCCTTCCCCATTTTACTAGAAATGAGATATTTTCCAAAACACCATTAAAGACTACATTAGAATTCCATAGTAACTTATACTGTACATAGGTATCTCCTACGAGTATTAAAATACTACGCCACTTTTTAGAACGCCATCCAGTATCCACTTCAGTAGTAACTAAAAGTCTTTTCTCAAATGTACCTGCACGATATGGTAGAGTAGTCCAGTCTGCTGTTAAGCTTCTCCCTCCATTTTGTGTGGAGTTTTCTAGAAGTAGTGAAGTACTGTCTTCAGATAGTATAAATTTTCCTACTCCATCTGTTAAGACTCCTTCAAACATAGAACTGTCTGCATCTGCTCCTATTACTGAAGCCCCATCAGTAGCTTGTATTGTAGATCTAAAAGCAGTAGATTGGATGTCTGTATAATTCAATAAACAACTATAACCACAATAAGCATCGATCCCAGCTATAGGACTTCTCTTACCATTGAAGTCACTAGTATTAAACTTCCTAATAACAGTAACTTCAATAAGTACATCCTCTCCTATATTCCATGTTACTCCTGCTGGATAATAGATCCTTCCAAAAACATCACTTCCTATAGAATTAGTAGGCCCCCAACCAAACTCAGTCCTTGTAAAAGCTGAACCAGCTACAGTTCCTAAATCAAATGTACGTTTATCTTTTATGAGTATGTACTCTAGATTAGAAGGATCTGTTTCAACTGTACTGCCATTCTCATTGGCTTCACATATACTTGTGATATCCAGAGGGTTATCTAGATCGGTTTCTTCTACGTATAGAACCTGCGGGTATGATGGTTTACCTAAAATGACACTATCATCATGCAGTCTCTTGATTCTAACACGCTTAGGATTGATATAAGCTTCTATCTCACCCATATACTCTTGTGCTATCCCATAACGTAATACTCTTCCTACATCTGCTTCTAAAAAGAAATCCGCTGTAGCTTCTACGATACTGCTACTATTCACATAAATATAGGTTGTAGTAGATGTACGTTTATTTATCCTAGTTCCATCCCCTGTTTGTATATACTTAAATATGTTAGCTACATAATCATCAGCTAGCATATCCAACCCACCATCATTAATCAGGTTGGGCATTTCTAGTTTGCTTCCTCTTTGGTTCTTGAAAGCAACATGTACCTCTAAGGTTGTTTTCATTACAAACGCCTTTTTATGTTATGAACACAAAATATGTGTGTTCCTGTCTAAATCTTTCTAGTATAGATTCCAATAGATCACTAGCTCCACTTTCTCCTAATCTATCCCCTGCTCTTGAACGTCCTGTTCTATATACTGGATCATCTACATCATTCATTGTTATTACTATTTCAAAAGGATCTGTTACAGGATCATGTGTAACTGTAATATCATATCCAAAAATAGCAGCTATAACTTCTAAGAATTCTCCAGTGCTATATTCGGATACATTAAACATGGCTTTTACTACATTCACTCTGGCTTCATAGGTCAGTTGCAGTTCTATTACAATACTAGTTAAACCTAGAACTTCTTCCCAGTCTTCTAGAAATATTCCTATATTTCCGGGGTAGTACTGTTTCATTATATCATCTAAATCTATTAGAAAAGCTTCTGCTGTTCTAGCTATTCCAAAGATTAGTTTCCTAAGATCAGAATCTTCTTCTTCAGGAGGCCATGCTTGTCCAGATGGTAGTAACCTATATATTGCTAGTCCTAGAGGAAATGAAGGCGTTACATAGATCCCTGCTCCATCCTCAAATCCTAATGTGACTCCAGTAGGACTAGGTTCTATAGTATCTCTCCATATGAGTCTATCATCCCATATAAAGTTATCATCCCATATCACTGATTCTGTTGTTACTTCTAAAGCCCCTGTAGAGGCATCATATACAGGATTCATAAATACTCCCTACAATGTGGTTATAGTTAGAACTCCTACAGTAAGTAAGTAATCCCTACCTGTAGCTGCTAACGTTCCAGTAGATGTTAACTCAAAGTCTTCTACACCTTCGGCATCACTTATAGCTCTGTTGATCTTCCCTGTAGTCAGTGTGTCTCCCGGAGCAGTACTTTGAAATAGTTTTTCTAAATTAGATGTTACAGCTGCTTCAGTATCTGCATTATTAGGTTCTAATTTAATACTCATTGCTACTGTTTGTTCTGTTAGAGCTGGTACTGTTAATGTTCCCATTCCTTCTGGTTTACGATCATCATCTATATAAGCTAATACAGCTGCTCTTTCTGGTGCTGTAGGAATTCCGTTAGCATGATCATCATCATACATGACAAAATAGATTTCCACATCACCTTCTGCTATCACTGCTGGCCATGAAGCAAAGCTATAAGGGTATACTTCTGTAGCAGCTATGACTTCTTGAGTCCATCTAATGTAGTCCGCTTTACTACCTCCTCTAGCAGGTTTAGCAAATTCATCTAGTAGACGGGCTTTATATTCTGCTAATGTATAAGCATCAGTCCCGCCAGTTAATCCACTAGAATCTACAGCACCAGTGTCAGCCACTCCCGCTGGAGTAGAAATGAAAGTAAGGATATCCCCATTCTCTCTATTCTTATCTTCCCCACCTGTAACAGAAGTAACAGCCACACTTGCTGTTCCTCCTGCTATTGTTGCTAGTGTAGTAACTTCATACTCAGTTCCATCTGTATAAGTCAATTGTAGTCCTGCTGCTATAGTAGAACCATTAGTTCCTAAAACATCAATGCTTCCTGTAGCCACCCTAGAAGTTAGATAGTCTATATCCTTTACTGATCCCCATTCTCGTAAACCTTCCTCAGCTGCTCTATTGGGTAAGGCTTGATCCGTTTTATACTCTACAGTAGAATACAGTTCTGAGAACATACCTCCTAGTACTTTTGAGACTATAAGTGTCAGTGAGCCTTCTTCTATAAGATCGGCATTTAAATTCATTTCTTCAGCAAGGCTCTGTTTGGCTCTTTCTGTAAGAGTTTCTATACTTGATTTATTATAAGCCATTACTCTCTATTTCACTCCATATAAAATTGAACCTTACAGTCGTAGCTGTATTGTCTGGACGTTCACATAAAATACGCATGTCCATAACACCATTGGCTTCATCTGTCCATTCTACTAGAACAAACACTTTCTTTACTACACCTGAATCTAGTAATGGTTGTAATGCTTCATCTGCATATTCACTATGTTCCCTTAATGTTTTGTCCGTTCTCTTCTTACTAGTGGACAGCCACATTTTAGATCCTATGTTTTGTTCTCTGAGAGCATCCCCCCACCATCCTTTTCTATCGGCTGGGAAAATATCAGTATCCATATTAGCATCGTCTAATTCTTCTAGTGTGACTCTTCTGTCTGTCATTAATAATATACTTATAGCAGAAGCTAGTGTGTCACCTCTTCTAATATCATTATCCTCTATAAGTATGTCACAGAAGGAAGCCCCTTCTCTCTGTATAAAAGAAATATCTCCGGGCATTAGTGCACCACCTTTGTGTTTTCATAATCACTGGCTACAAATACTGTTCCCGGTACACTAGGAACTGAAGGAGATCCTAATGCAGCTGTAGGATGCATATGAGTATTATACTCTGTTATATGAGCATTCAACTTAGCTGTTAATTCAGTTATTTTTACTAACCCTAAATTACCAGTTCCATTTAGTTCTACATTTCCATTAGATGCTAATTTAACTATAGCAGAGAAGGCGTTAAATAATGCAGCTTCCCCATCATCCAAGTCTGGTTTAAATGCAGGAACTTCTAATACTAATAAAGAAGCATTACCTTTATCTCCTCCATAGAATAAAGCTATTCCATTAGCATCTGAATCACTAGGTTTTCTACTAGCAAATCCAAATTCCTGTAAATGTTCTACACCAGTAATGTTTTCACCACTAAGGCATGTAAATGAAAACTCATCAGAACTATTTAATAACTTCACAATACATCTTGCTGCTGCATTCTTTAACTTCTTCATTTTAACCATCCTGTAGTCAGTACTGTAGGCCCACCATATTTAATAGGTAGTACTAATCCTAAGACTGTTGTATCTACACTTGGTGTTACGCTTTTATCTAATACATACAAAACTCTCTCAATGAGTCTTACACCATCATAGATCCTACACCATTGGGAATCTATATTAACATATTTCCCTTTCTCTACTAGTGTCATTGGGAATATAGAAGCTCTTAAAGATTCTACACTAGCTTCTCCAGCTCTGTGTAACCACTCAACTTCCTTCCTCACTGTAAACCTAGAAGAAAGCATATCAGAAATCCTAGTCATTCTTTTTGTGAATGGATAGGTCCCATCCTGCTGACCTTCTAATTGTGTAAGATCCCCACTATTAAAGGAACCTTGTCCTAGTACATTGTAGGAAGAACCTTGGTTTGTGGAATCACACTCGAACTCAAACCTAGCATTGTTACCTGTTAAGTAAAGTTCTACCTCATCCTTCTTAGGAAGTTCAGGTCCATACCTTAATAGTTTTATATTGCCTTCAGGTGTAGGAGTTGTTATAAGTCCTGAAAACTTACATATCTCTGCTATGGCTTCACTACAAGGTCTGTCTAGTTCTATATTATACTTTGGGATTTGAATTCCGTCTTCACCTTCTACAGTAACTCCAAAAGGACTACAAATTCTCTGAATGAGTGCTTTAGAAGTAAGTTGTTTGAATTCTCCTGTTTCAGTAATAGGAGCAGAAGTTGTAAGAATTCCAGTTGTGCTTCTACAAGTCCAGGTGGCTTTATTCTCTATTGGTTGTACATGCTCCACTTTCCCAGTAAATAATAAAACACCTCCTGTACTCCTAAGTACTACTTCATCGTTGACTCTAATCTCAGAAATTATAGCAGTGGTAAATATAAGTATATCTACCAAGGCTGCTATACTAGTTTCAAATCTAAGTGTTTGAAATGTTTCCAGTGTTTTATTATCTACTTCCAGTTTCATTCTGTTAACACCTCTAAAGTTGTAGGAGGAATTAATCTATTTTTGATATTATTCCTTGTTGCTAATTCCTCTTCTCTACCTATGTCTCCATATAAAGCATAAGCAGTTACTATAAGTGGATTAGCTGTACCAAACTTAATTTCCCTTACATCTGGTAAAAACACAACTTGTTCTAGTATGTACCTACGTGCTTGGTCATACATGTTAGAAGCTGCATATAAAGAGTCTGAGAATTCTGGAAAGGCACTACTAACTCTCTTTAGTTTTTCATAGGCATCTGCTAGTTCGGTTAATGCTTCTTCTGCTTCTTCTACTGAAGCATATGGAACTTCCTGTGCTGCTTGTAACATCCCTCCAAAACTAGCATTCATATGTAATTGGGAGGTAGTAGTAGAGTACCAATCTTTTTGGTCCCATCTAAGTCTCTCTAAAGCAGATTGTGTTAGTCCTTCAAATGTACTAGAGAAAGTACTAAACTTAGAAATCATATCTCTTAAAGCATCTACAGGACTTACAATAGCCTCTAGTAACGAAGCATAACTATTTAATACACTTCCTACCAAATCTGCTGGCAATTGGATTAATGAAGAAACTGCATTTGTTATATTCTCTACATCTTGTATTACAGCATCTATGGTTCCTGTGATAGCCCCTGCTTTTAGTAAGATGGCTGATTTGATCTGAGATACTTTGTCTGCAAATTCACTAATCTTATCAATTACATTTCCTATAAAACTAGAAGAAGCATCATTAGGTATTGTTCCACTATCATTAGCTACAGCATCTAATATTTCTTGTTGACTCTCTGCTACATCTTTAGCTAGTGTTTCATAAAAGTCAGTTACTGTAGCTTTAGATGCAGTATCTGTAGTAAGTAGATTAGGGTTTTTTGTACTTCTAAAAAATGTAACCTCAGCATACTCAATTCCACCTGCTGTATTTCTCCATGTTATATTACATTCTCCTGCTATCGCTGGAAAGGGTTTATAAGATGGGAGTTTTAGTAAGTGGGCTCCTCCTGAATTTACTTTAGATAGGAATGCGTCCCTATGAAAAGCATAGGACTGTCTAGTGTGTGCTACAGTATCTACAGTATCTACAAAGAATATAGTGGCTGTTACTTTATTAGGAATTCCTCCTTGATCGAATATAGAAGGAACATCCTCTCCGGGGTCTAGTTCATCTGATACTCCATCTGGTGTATTAAACCCTACCTTCTTTTTCTGAGCTGCTATCTTCTTCTTTCTTTCATCTAGTTTCTTTTTTAAAAAGTCCTGTTCCTCTTTTGATAGATTCGCAGCTGCCTGAGAAATTATACCTGTAGAACCAGATATTGTAGTATCTCTATGTAGGAAGTATTGCTCTACTTTTAATTTCCTTCCACATGCTATTGTTGCATGAGCTACACCAAAAGGAACACTGCCATAAGAAGACTCCTTTCTTAGAAGTGCTTCTAGAACACGTTCATCTACAGGTTTAGAAGCTTCTGCTATTATCCCTGTTAATATTCTCGGTAAGGCCATTTTTCTATACTCCTTCTACTAACCACCTACAAAAGCAGGAGCTTGATACACTGGATACATTCCACTACCAAAGTTAAACCCGGTTCCACCACTATTTAGAACCCTCACATTTTTAGGAACTTCTACAGCTTTTGGAATAAGGGCTCCATTCGCATCTACTGAAAACTCTACTTTCAAGGTCCCATCTTCTACTTGCTTAGCAATTCCTTGATCTGCTATGAAGCTAGTTTCTAGACTGGCTTTTAAGTCTCTCGTCTTAGAAGTAAACTGGGCTTGTTCCTCTGGTGTGAAATATCCATCTACTGCCCATTGATTAAATCTATCAGCTAAGTTTCCTTTCTCCCAGTCTTTCTTAAAGATCCCACCTATCTTATCAATCAGTGGTTCTACTATCTTTAAGACCATTCCCATTCCCTTAGTTATCCCAAATCCTATAGATCTAAAGAAAATGCTTATAGCTCCTCCTATAGTGTCTGCATTAAATAATAAATCCCATGTCTCTATAAAAGAAAGTATGATTCCTGATATTCCAGCGATCAATGAAACACCAATAAAAGCTAGAGAAGCACCAAGTGCCACTGCACTCATCCCCATCCCAGCTGCTATGGTTCCTACTACTGCTTTGAGTGTTGCTCCAATTCCTACAAAGAATGTCCCTATTTTAGTAGCAGCTAGTAATGTGAATAATCCCTTGGCTCCAAATAAAGCCCCTGTCACAATCCCTATAGCACCAGTTAATTTAACAAGGCCAAAGACAGTTAATGTGAACGCTGTTAAACCTGCTGTTAATTTTATTAGTTCCCAATTGAACCTAGCCATTATAGTGTCTTGTTTCAAAAAGTGATCCATTATATCTACTATTCTAGATAGTGTTTTGTATACACCTTCTGAAAAGAACCATTCACGTTTTATATCCTGTAATCTAGTTTTTAGTAATGAGAACCTAAAGCCCATTGTCATCATCATGGTATTAGCTTGATCATATGCTTTATTAGTTCCTGTTACTTCTTTGGTCCACCTTTTGAATAAATCTAGGTTTTCTATAAGGGCCATTCCTACCTGAAAAGATTCCATTCCAAATAAGGCTGTGGCTTGTCTAGTAGTAAGGTTTGCACGTTTTATATTTTCTAAGGCTCTATTTACTCCCATCAATTGTGGGTTGAATACATTATCCTGTGAAGATAAACGTAGAATCATGGTCTTCATTTGTGTTCCTACCATTTCTGGTGTAAGGTTCAACTGTGATCCTACCTGTACTGCTGCCATAGCTTGTTCGAATGAAAAGCCTGCTAGTCTTAATGCTGCTCCTGATCTAGAGAATGCCTGTGCCGCTCTATCTACTTCAAATGCTCCTAACTTAGCACCTTGAGCAAAAGCATTCATTACTCTATCTACATCCTTATGAGCTAGATTAAACTGATTCATCGTAGCTGTAAGAACATCTGAACTTCTAAGTAATGGCATTCCGGTAGCGACAGATAGTATAGTGGCTTTTTCTGCTACTTCTTCAATGGCACCTGCAACTCCTATAAGTTGAGATCTATTGGAAGCGATACGTTTCATTCCTACCGCTATACTATCTGCCGTTCTACCGAATTGTAATGAAAGATTTTCTGATTGGTCTGATAATGATTTTAACCCTTTTCCTTCTATTCCTGTTAATGCGCTTAAATCTGCAATGGCATGTTCAAATTTTACACCTTCTGTTACTACATTCCTTAACCCTAATGCTACAGATGGTAAAACCACAAGAGCTAGTCTAGATAATCCTTTAGACAGTCTAGCTACATTCTTGTCTATCTTCGCAGTGTTATTTCCAAACCTACTAAACTTCTCATCCATCTTGTCTAGTTTGTTATTGATCTTCTCTGCTTCAGTGACAAAATCTTGCTCTGTTTCTATTTTTATCTTTACGGCATATTCAGACATATTACTAGCCTCTACCTCTAAGTGCTCTATCGCGTTCTATCTCTTTATTGATATACTGACTACGGTCCATCCAGTAGGATAACTGGACTTCATCCATTCTCATTATCTCTGTAGAACCAAAGGAGAAATTATGAGCTATCCAAGCTGCTCTATTATCCATCTCCTTCTTATAATGACTGGTGTAAGCAGCTAACTTATCTACTATATACATAAAGGACTCTACTCCTACTACAGTTCTGTGTAGTAAGAATAAAGTCCATAAGCTTTGTGTAGATGAAGCTGCTACTCGAATCCCAAAAAATCAGGAAGTACCGTATCCCCTAATTCTTTTACATCGTCATACTGTAATCTCTTCAACGCAAACTTATTTGTATCTAAACAACAAGCTTCCAAGATTTCAGCCACACGACCAAAAGATGTAGTAGATTTAATCTTTTCTAAACGTTCTAGTGTTGGTTTAGTAAGTACCAGTTCTGTTATATCTTCTTTATCCCCCATATCAATGGGAATCTGTAATGTATATACTATTGAATTTGTGCTCATTTCCTTTTGTCCTTTTTAGTTACTTCTTCTTATGACTGCAAACAGGAAGAAGCTGCAAACACAATTACTATTTCTCCATTCTCAGGATTTAAAGGAATTTGGTCTGTAGCTGTAGCATCCACTAATGTATAAATCTTGCCATTAGCTAAACTTATTTGTACTTCCTGTCCTACTACATCTTGTAATGTTTGTATACTAATTCCACTAGAATCTGTAATGGTTACATCTGCTCCGGGGACAGCCGGTTTAAGTGCTGTCCCATGATATGCATCTACTCCTAGAATAGGTTCCCGCATTTTATTAGAAACTCTAATAGCGGCTAAGGCTTTAACATCATAGTCAAGCCCTGCTATTCTGATCCCTCTTACTCCAGCTCTATCAGCCATTGGTATTCTCCTATTATATTGTTATATGAATTAAAGTAGGAACGAGATACGTCCACCTAATAGACGGAACTGATTCACTAGATCAGGATTAATTATTGCATCTAAACGTTCTTGTCCGTTACGTACTACTACAAGAGAAGTTTCAAACTCAGCATAATTCTCTACAATGGCTAGATCCTGTAACTCTTTGTACCATGCTAGCAAAGAAGCCCTCATTATCAATGGCGTTACAATTCTCTGTCCTTCCTTACCTTCATAAGGATCATCTCCTAGTTTGTAGTTATCATAATTAACTCTAATGAAACGTAGGGCGGATTGTCGTAAATAAGACGCTGTCAAAACAGTATTCAAATACCTATAACTCTGATCTGGTAATCCTTGTGAATTTGTAGTATATGTAGTCACTATACTTTCTGTTTGTACAGTACCAGTATTACGGTTAACTTTCGTTGCTGCTCCACCTGCTTTTAGGATATCATTTCTATCAGGGAATTGTTTACGTTTATATTGTTCTGGTTCCGCAATGACACTCTTAAGTGTTTTATTCATCATAGGAATAACAGGATCTGCATAAACAGTACTAGCTACTACTCCTGCTAATGCTGCAATCTGCAAGTAACGTGGTGTAGCTCTATTATAACCTGCATCTAACATCACCGTTTGGAATTCATTGAAACCATCAAGGGCAGTGTCGATATTAGCTGTAGTTCCATCCTCAGAAACAAACTGAACTCCTTCTAGTTGTTCAGTAGCAGTAAACCTAGTTTCTAGTTCTGTTTTAAGAAGGTTGTAATTTGTTAGGTCTCCTGTAGAAGCATAAGGATTAATAAAAATACTAATTACTTCATCTGGAATAACAGCGATATGGTCTGCAAGGTCAATTGCAGTAGGTGTAGAAGAATCTGGAGCTTCTAGGTAGATTTGCTGGCGTTTTGCAGCTGTTCCATAAGAACCACCACCTACAGCTGTTTCCGCTGCAATCAATGGTCCTTTGTCATAACTTTCTACTACTACCATTACCTGTTGGTTATCAGCATCAAGCTCTGAAGCTAGATCCTCTGATACATTCTCTATAGTACTCCAGTTTACTACTAGACTTAGTGCTGAACCTGAAGCTGTAGGTTCTAGCGAACTCTGTACATTAACTGCACTAACAATCCTATTAATAATATCATCATTAAGATCATTAGCTCCTACAGAAACTGTGTAAGCCTCTCCATTGGAGATTACATTCAATGTACCAGCTACCATGTCACTAGGAATAGTAAGTTGTAGTTTGGGAGAGATTCCTTTAATTACTCCGCCTGATACATCTGTAGGTTTAGAGATACAGTAAAGTTCTGCATTTACTCCTACTTTATAATTCCTAAAGAAAGAACGGCACATTTCAAACGAAGGAGAATTGCCATACTTTAGAAAAGCGTCATCTACAGAGGCTACTCTTTGAAAAAGGATATCTGTTTCAGGAGTAGTTCCGCCAGCTCCTGTTTGATGTTCCCCTAGTATACATACCTTAAAAGTATCTACAGCAAAAGGGTCTGTTGCTCTAGACTTATCAATCTCAAAGTAAGATCCCGGCGTGAGTACTCCTGATCCAATTCCTATATCACTCATTTGCGTTCTCCTTGTGTGTTTTAATCGTGTAAATCTAATGCTTGCATTTGTACTGTCTGTTCTACTTCACTAGTAACTTCATCTTCCCAGTCATCAGCATCATCCCAAACTTCTGTATCATCCCATACACTAGGGACTGTTTGAGATGTAGTATAAATCATATCTGCATAGAAAGATTCAAAGTTTGCTAGATTCAATTCTGTTTCTGTACTTCCTAATCCATCCTGTAATGCTGAGAATTGAGCATCCTGTACAAAAGAGAATAAACGTACATAACTGGACTTGTCAGAAAATAACCCTATATCTCCTAGAAATCTAAAAGGGGATAATCCTGTATCAGTTTGGTAATCTCTAGGAAGCCACCCATTTAAAGCATATACTAGCATCTCCTTAAAATAAGGAACCTTCTCTTCTGCATACTGTTGTCTAGCATCCTTAGTGTCTAATACAAGTCCTATATCAAATCCATGTAAAATATGTTGATGTACAGGATAGGTATTAGTTGTTTCTGTAGACGTATCCATTAAACTAACTAGTAAACATGGTCTTGGAAGTCTCTGTAATTCAGACTCTGTTATTTCTTCTATTCTTCCTGTTCCTAATACTCTTGTTTGGAAACTGCCTTCAGGAGGAATTCCAACTGCTGCTTCCACTAATGCTATTGTTGTCCTTAAGCGTTCTATAACATCACTGGGCTTCGTGAATCTAACCATTATAAATTCTCCCGTAATGATTGTTCTATTCTTTTAGCCATTAGAGGGACGTGTTTATCTAGTTGTGGTTTTAACCAAGGTCTAGGTGTTATCCTTCCTCTACCCCCTCTTCTGTCCTTAGTTCCCTTCTCTAGAAACTCTCCATAAGGTAGTGGAGTTCCTACAGTCATATTTATACCATGTTTTTTACTTTTGGTAAATCTAGACTTTATAGAACGTGCTAATGCTCCTGATTGTGATCTTGGAACTTCCCCATCTCCAGAAGATCTATAACGCAAGTTATGCCAATGAATCCCGGAACGTCCCCCAGTTCTTATAGATCTTTTGGCTCCTTTCTCTATATCCTTTCCTGTCTGCTTAATAATATTAGGTATGTAGCGTCTTTGAAATAGATGTAGGCGTTTTGTCAAAAGTCCTACTTGTTTTTTATCTAATGATATATTGACTGTTAACATACCTACTCCTTACGATGCTTCAGGACTAGGATCACGAAATGTGGTTGTTACACTATCTACATAGAATGTAAGTTCCATCCTTAAGAATCTTTTCTTAGGATCATCCGACGTAACTCCTATAGGTTCTGCATTCTTAATTGCATATACCTTATCCTGCCACCTTACAAAATTTTCAGTATCAATAGCTTCAGTCCTAGTATTCCTTCTTACAGTAAGGGTGTTAGTTCTTTCTAGATCATACATCCCTATCCCATTCCTAGACTGACTTCCTTCCATACTCCTGACACGTCCTCTAGTGGAGAGTTCTATAGTATATGTGTCCTCTCCAGAATAATCACCAGATATAGCTGTGTCTCTACTTAAGAATTCAACTACATCCCTCATCTGTCCTATAGTTGTTCTACGAGTAGCCATTACTTAAACCTCTTTATTACATAAGGGGACCATAATGCTTTTACATTAGAAGGTATAGATTCTTGATTCTCTCTATATTCATACCAATAAGCACATAAAGCTTTCATACCTATTTTTATAGTATCAGGAACAGAAGTAGTGGTATCTCCAAAACCTGCTGTTACTGTGATCTTCATAGTATCTAGTACTCTTGGATCATCGTTGTTAACTAGTATGTCCTCTGAAAAGTATACAGAAGCAAACTGATTAGATGTAACAGACGTTTCATAATTGTCTGTATCCACTACAACTTCTGTAGTATCAATCTTATATGTATTAATAGCTCCTATAGATTGTAGCTTTCCTAATGGAAGTTCTAACACTCTTTTACTGCATTGGTTTAGTTCTACTACTTTCGCATAGTTATACCAGAATACTGCTGTGCTGGTTAGTAAAGGTCTTCCTAGAAACTCCTCACATAAATTTCGTGCTCCTAGTTCTAAAGATTCAAATAAACTATCATCTTCAGTCCCTACCGCATCTGCATAACAGTATTCTTTTACTTCTGCTACAGTTAGTATTACATTTGCACTAGCAGGAACAGGAACATCATAATGTGGTACTATTTTCATAGAAACCTTTCCTTATTACTACTTGTTGTGCAATTCCAACACACGGTTGGCTAAATCTTTTTTAGAAGTTTTTGGATCTACATCTTCATCAGTAGCTTCTTCTACAAAGTCAATCAACTCACTGATATTCATTTTCATCAGTTGTTTGAAAGTCAACTGTGCTTTTTCTTCTACTTCTACAGGTATGTTCTCTACAGCCTCTAATATTTGAACACGTCCTACACGTTCTTGTCGTTCAGCAAATCCTTTTTCCATAATAGTCTGCTGACCTGTAATATATGTAGTCTTGTCTATTCCTATATTATCGTGGGCGATACCGAACATTTGTAATATTTTTACATTTACTTCTTCTGGCATTTTTTATCTCCTATAATAGAATAGGAGTGCGAGGGTTTAAATCCCACTCCTATTCTATACTAAGTCCTTACGCTCCCGGAATAGCAATCAATGAAGCTGACTTCGAAGGAGTCGTTACATTAATTACATTCAAGTCAATATCTGTTGCTACATAATCTACTGTAGCTCTTACATATCGTTTGTTTCCAGAATAACCAAGTGTGCCTGAACCTACTGCTGTTCCAGTAGAGATACTACCTATAGTAGATCCATCATCTGTAGCACCTACAACATCATCGAAAGTACATGCTGCAAAACCAGAACCACTTGTATCACTGTCTTCTAGAGTCATCACGCAGGAAGTTACTCCTGTAGCTTCAGTAACATTCAACGTAAAGGAAACAGCCTTATCTCCCTGTGCATCTACTTCAACACCATCAGTACTACCTGTAGAACCAGCGGCGACATAGCCCCCAAGTACAGGTATTGCCATATGTCTATTATCACGCATTCTATTTTCTCCTAATTTAGAAAGTTAAAATTATGCTGCTGCTGTAATTTTAAGAAGTTTCATTGCTTCAAAATTAACAACATCACCGCCTACACGAGAAGACGTTTTAAATACAATGTAAGGATTCTGTGTGAACGGATCACGCAAAACACGAATTACACTACGATCTACAATCTGGTAAGCTTTCTTCAAGTCACCATACATAATGGGAAGTCCACTATCAACAACAGTAGGCATATAGGACATCTTAACAATCGGATCACCTAGAAGTGTATTTGGTTCTCCTGCTTTCAATCCGGGCTGCCATAGATACTGAGTGTTATCAGATTTAAGCTGACGAATAGGAAGTAAAGTCAAACGGTTCATGTACCATTTTGCATTTGCTCCATAAGCTTCTTTAATACGATTCTGAATATTCATCAGATCGTCGCCTTTTACTACACTAGCAGTTCCAGTAGAAATCTGCTCAATCGTGTCCCATGTAGTTCCTGAATCATAGGTAAGAATACCACGCGGCTGTCCTACACCTGAACCTAATAGGAATGCATAAGCTTCTAGATTACCAAAAGCTTCCCCTACTTTACCACCCAACCAAGACTCTACTGGAAAAGCAGCATCTTCTAGTAACTGTTGTGTAAGTGCAGGAGCACAATACATTTCGTGTACTTTGATTTCTGCTTCTTCCATCTTAGGAGTAGCACTATTAGAACGTGCTTGACGTTCCTTAACCCATACAGCTGTCATTTCCCCTATATCCATCATATAACGGAAGGTGTCACCTGATACTGAAGTTACTGCTGCTTCTTGTCTGAAAGGTGTAGCATCTCGTTTTGCAGAAACAATAAGATTAGACATTGGACGTGGTACAAAGAAACCACCATCAGGATCAGATCCTACATACATAGCTTTTTTCTGAATATCCCGCAGTGCCTGTTTACGCTTAGTATCAAAGTCATCAGGAGACATACGAAGGAATTCTTCATACTGTTCCATATGTTTAGCACCTAGTGCTTCTACTTTCTCTTTTGTAGAAAGACCGTTGTTACGTTCCAGTTCTGCAAGCTTCACTTCAATAGAATCATACTCATCAGTAAGTTTCTTATGCTCAGTGATCATGGCAGTGTGCTTTTCATCAAAGCTATCTACCGCAGTATTGATCTTATCCCATGTTTCTTTGAAGTCAGTAGGGATGTGATTTGTTTTCTTTTCTACTGCTTCCATACGATCCGCATGGGCTTTCATATCCTCTACAGCAACACGCATCTTTGTGAAATGAGCTTGCATGTCCTCTTTAATTTCTTGTAATCCCGGTGTAGGCATTTTGTACTCCTTATATTTTTAGTAGTTCTACTTTCTGTTCCATCAATGTCATAATCAACGATAATTCCTCTAGCTCGCTTTGATCAATTTCATCTACCTCACATAGATTCTTTGTATCTGTATGAGAAAGAGAGATAGCTGTACTGGCTGTCTTCTTACTTACAGAATTAGAAAACCCTACCTCACGTAGGAGGCTTTCTAGCAATCTAGGATCTGTTGTTATCTCAGATGTCTTTAACTGCTTTCCTAGATCCCCAAGTATGGATTTCATAGAAAGCACCTGTGCTCTTGTATTTGATGGAAACACGACAAAACTATATTCCTGTATGTCAATCTCCATTAAAGTCCTAATATCAGTCTCTTCATTATAGGAGGATTCTTTGGTATAAAAACCAATGGATAATCCCATTTTACCTCCTACCTTCTTAGCTTGCTGGGCAAGTGCATGTTTTTCTACAGCTTTGGCAACTTTCATGTTAAGTCCACCAGTTACTAACAAACCTGTAGAATCTTCAGAAGCTACAGCATTCCACCCTAGCTGCTCACCCCAATGACTATCTAGAATTGGCCATATCCCTCCACTCTCTTCAATGGATTTTGTACATGCGCCCGGTAATATAATATCCTTGTGTGAATCTACATTATTGAAAACAGCTGCGTAACCAGTAAATGCACCGGTCTCCTCTATTGTTTTCACTTCAAAAGGAGTTTCTATATATTTCTTACTCAAACTCATATTCCTGTCTCCTTACTTAGCACTATACCATTTCTACTCTGTCTGTATAGTCCTTTATTTATAGTTCGGGTAAACTCCCTATTTTGCATCTTTATTTTTATTAGGCTTTTTAGTAATGTTATCTTTGATTACAGTGACTGGTTCCCTTTCGGAAGGGTCCCGCAATGCATATTCTAAAGGTACTTGAGCTGCATTTGCTACAATTCCATCCATTCCCGGTATATTCTTAAATCCTATAATATCCCTTCGTTCGTTTATGGTTAAGATATCCTTTCCTTTTACACCTGCTTTTTCCCATAGGGAATCTCTAATAGCTTGCAAGGCTCCTATTTCTTCAAACACAGGTACTACTTCCTGTGTTTTACCATCTATAGCCCCTAGCTTAGATAACCATGCTGTTAGGGAAATTCCCATCCTCATAGTAAGTGGCATTAGGGTATCTGTCCATAGAGACAATCTAGCTTCCTTCTGATTATTATAAGTATTGTCCCCGGCATTAGCTAGCAGTTGTGGTGGATAACCTAGTGCTGCTGCAACCTCTTTTCCTGAAGAAGCTCTACTAGATAGGAATTCCATTTCTTGTGGAGTCATTCCTGTAGCTTTCCATGAAAGTCCACCTTCTAGGAGAATAGGGACTCCAGCATGTGTCGCTCCAGTATAATTCTCATTAATTTCTTTCTTCAATCTTTCATACTGAGGTTCTGTAAGAACTCCACCATCTGTATCATCATAGGAGAATACTCCTGATGGCCTAGCTGAATTCTGTAGTAATCCTTGGTTCCACTCACCAGCTGACTGAAAAGTATCGATATTTCTAGAGACAGCTTCTATAGGAGATAAACCCTTCCATAAACTAGAAGGATTAAATGTTTTAATATGCAGCATCTTACAACGGCCTGACGCTGGAGCTACCGTAAACTTCTTCCCCTTACCATTTGTATTATAAGGATTCACTACATAAGAAGTTACCATTCCACTTGATTCACTCAGAACAAGTACTACATTAGTAAAAGGAGTTACGTACAACTCTTTTATTTCCTTCTGGAATACCTTCTTATCCCTTGGTTCATAATAAGGTGTGGCTTCTATTCCTACATTACCCTGTAAAAGATAGAAACCATATACATTCTCCCAGAAGGTTGTTCTGTCTTCCTTCTTATTAGGAAAGGCTAATAGTTCTGTTACCTCATTTTCTATTTTTGTTTTAGTAGCTCTGTCTCTCAAAATAAAAGGAACCATAGCTGCTGAGGTTGCCATTTCATGTATACACGTATAAACGGCGGAGCATTCAGCATAGGCATTATGTGTATTATTACTAGAAGAACCCCAATCATTCCAAGACACTTCTACTCTCCCTCCCATAGGAACAAAAGAACCCTGTGCCCTACTCTTCTTACACTCTAAATCAAATATCGTTTGTCTGCTCATTTTCTATTACCTTTATCGGTTAACTTTCTGATCCTTGGTCTCTTCACTCTAGTTTTATTCATTAGCCATGTTACTAACCACACCATCGCATCCATGTGATTCGGAGACCATTTAGATTCATCAGGTTCCCACGATACCATCTCATTTTCTAAATCTGGTAAATGTCCTACTATGTGCAATCTATTTCTAGCAGCTAGAGATGCTACCGGCTCAGCTCGAATAGCCTTCCCTCTAGAAGCATGAACACCTATATATGATATATCCTCATCTACAGTACGTAGAGTGGACTCTACCATATCACCACCGTTATTAGTCTCCCCGATGATCTTATCACCTTCTATGTCATCATAACAACGCTTGGATGTATTAGCCCAGACATTTGGTTTCCCTCTTCTAGAATAATCTAGTTCTATAAAGTAGTGCCATTCACCATCATCTTCGAACTTAGCAGCTCCACCACCTACAATCCCTGTTTCATCCGATGTGGTCTTATCCTTAGCAGCAGGGTCTACTCCTACTCCACAATGAATATAATCTGGGACATCCTTCTTCTGCATTCTATTCTTATGAATATTAGAAACTGAGAACAAAGCTCCTTCCGCTCCTGTAGAATACTCACCATGCATAAATCGTTTCTTCCTAGCTTCAGACATTCCCTCTAAGATTTCTAAGTAGGAGTCACCTACGTTCTCTAAGTTATCAGATGGATTGATCTTTAGAACCTTATACCTCTTCTTCACTTCCTTCTTCATTGGGATATGGTCTTCATAGTTTAGGAACTTGTACCACATAATATAAGTCCAATGCTTAATACTAGGTGGGTTACAGTCAAACAATGCTAGAAGCTTCATCCCTTCTACTTTCTGCGCCAAACGAGTAATGGCTATTTCATATGCATTAAAATCAATTTGACTACACTCATTAAAATACATGGTTCCATATTCATTACCAAGGATCTTCTCTACCCTTGCTTTATCATCTAGACCACCTACCCACAGTTCAGAACCATTTGGAAAGGTGTAGTAACTGTATTGCTTATTCTCCTTCACTAAATCTACAAGAGAAGGGAAGCACGTTCTCAACACTTTAGGAATCGTATCATTACACAAAGATGTCTTCGCATGATTAAATCTCAACCTTAGAACACAATGTCTACTATTCTTATACTTCAATGCTCTAACACATATAGCATAGATACATATAAATGTCTTCCCACTTCTAGACCCTCCATCTATCAAAAAGAACCTAGTTTGCACTTGGCACATAATAGCAATAGCTTGGAATTGCTTATCTGTCTTATCCCAGTATCCTTCCTCCTCCCTCCTAGCTCCAGAAACTCCTACAAGCCTAGAAGGAGTAGAAAGTTCATACTCCTCTTCTATTACTATTGGTGTATCCTTCATTACAACTCCAAATCTTCTCTAGGGATAAGAACTATAGCTCCAGTATTCTGCAACTTCTGATCATATACCTTCTGCATTCTGTTCAACTCCTGCACAGCTTGGATAGGACTAGTCATCTGCACCGATCTGGATCTACTACTTCCACCCAATGTATCTGACTTATCATCAATCTTAATACTACATATACCCCTATCACTTCCTATAGCTTTCGCTTTCTCTAGATCAATTTCCAATCTACCATTTACTACAGATATACAATCCACAATAGAAGACCTACCTATATTGGTCAATAGATCCAATCTTTCTCTAACAGACATAACACTAGACCTACGTGCTATGGCTAGGTTGTTTTCTATCCTTCTCTTTACTTGCGGTTTCCTCAATAAAGCTTTAGCCCATCCTTTAGCCTTCTGCTCCTCTATCCCAGCTTCTATAGCTGCTGCTTGCATATCTGGATTCTCTGTATATGCATCTGCAAACTTTATTTCTTGTACCGTCAAACCTTCATCATTAAAGAAGCACCAATCACTGTACGTCATCCTTTTACCGGAATTGATCTCCGATACACTTGTACCTACCATTTTGCTCATACTCATCTCCTGTGTGATTCCTATGGGTAGGTGTACCATTATAACAAAAGTATATCAACCATATAGAAATTAGTTCGGGTAGATAGGGAAGTTTGGGAATGTAGGAATCTCGCGTGTATATAGGAAAAGGTTTGGTATTTTTTAGGATTTTAGGTATAGGGACTTTTTCTGTGTGAGAGAACAGGGAGGCTTATGTATTTATGGGAAGGGAGGGAAGAGGAAGGAGAAAATGTATGTAGGAAAAATTCGAGTGTATACTAGTAGGGGGTAACTAAATTTGTGGGCTTTCAACACTTTTCTTTCTAAGTCCTACAACAATAAAAGAACCCCTAGGTCTAGTTTCTATAAGCATAAAGATATCTCATTCTATAATTTCTAAATATGAGGGTTTGATAGGTCTATAGAAAGTAAAAGAAGAATTAAGAAACTACAAAGAATATCATAGTAACTATAGGAATAATTAGGAACAAATAGAGGGTGATAGTAACTATAAAATCTCTATAAATTAGTCGTATGAAAACACTCGATTATGGATAGATAGAATGTATCGATTATGGAATTGTAGAATGTATCGATTATGGAAACATAGAACAGTGATATATGGAATTGTAGAATGTATGGATATGGATAGATAGAACAGGTACTATGGATAGTGTTGTATAGTGCTTACAGGCAATGATACGCGCGTATATACATATCTACTGTATAAGTAAGGTGGTGATAGGTACAACAACAGTACAACCATTACAATCAACAGATAGATACAACAACAGTAATCAACAGTACAGAGATAGGTACAATGGTATTAGTTATATTGTTATCTTACTTAGTTACAGTATGGATATATTTATTTGAATAGGTTTTTTATACTTTCTACTTTTTTATAGTGGGAGGCTTAATGTAATACATGCAAAGAGTATGCATATATAGTGTTGTCGGTTGTAGAGTATAGAGTAGGATATATAACCTAATCTATTATCCTATTGTAAGGGGATTGAAACTATTTTGTTTTTTAATTTGACTATATCCCTCCATTGTGTATCTATTCTTGCCGTTGAGATTTGAGGATAGGTGATATGTAGTAACTATATGCTATAGAGGGGTTTGTAGAAAGGAGGTGAAAGAGTGGATGAAAGATGATATAGGATAGTGATAGGGATGTCAAATAAATATGTAATAAATCGGGTTTATAGGGAAATTGCCATATAGTGTTTAAACGGACTGTATAGTACCTACAATCAATTTGTTTTTTGAAACGTCTCATACTATTACTTTTTCTAGTTCCTACGTTGTAGGTGCTATTCCGTTCTTTTCGGATTTTGTATCGATAAGAGAAAGATTGGATATATTGAATTATTAGTTTGACAGGGTTGTGATAATCCTGTATTTGCGCGTACGTGCGTTTATTATGGTGTTGTATCCATTGTGGTTGTAGGGTAGGGGCGTTGTGTGGATTGCTAGATTGATCGTATTATTAGCTTGCAATGTAGGATATTGAGAGTATACATAGTTATCAGAGCCAAGTTATGTTGTGTGTGTGTGTGTTTATGGAGATTGAAAATGAGTAATGCTACTAGTAGGATGAATACCCGATATATTAATTTAGTCTATAGGCTGGAATCTCTTAAAAATACAGTAAGTACTATAAATACTGGATTAAGATCGTCTATTTTAAGTGATTTATATGATAAGACTTACAAATTAATACAATCTATAGAGGATTTATCAGTAGATTGTATTGATATTGATATGAATACTAGATTCGTTGAGTTATTAGAGGCTGGAGGGAAAATACTAACAGCTCTTGATTGCGTTATTGTAGATAATAAATAGGAGAATGAAAAAATGAATAATGATACCGATAGAGAGTTTACAGCCTTGCAGACTAGATATAATCGCTTAGTAATGCGCCTCAATAATCTACGTACAGCTATATCTATTAATCATTGTACTACAGCCTACATGTATAAACGTGTAGACACACTACGGGAGGCTGTAGAGGATTTATCAGTAGATTGTATAGCGGCAGGGTCGGAAAAGCTCAACGATAGTATTGTGGAGATACTAGAGGGTGGTCTTGGTGAGTTAATGACTGAGATTGATATTATAGTAGATAGAAACAATTATCCAGTAGAGATTGATTAGATGAATAAGAAATTAAAATGGAATACCAATAATAAATTAAACTGTATTACCCATAATGGTAGTGCAGGTAGTGTTTTGGTGTCGTATAAAGATCCGGTATTAGAGGATTATGTGCGTGTGCTAGCGGTATTAGTGGCGTATGGTCAAGACGTCGCGGATTGCATTAAACGTATCGAGTCTATGCATAATATAGACCTTAGTGGTATTACAGTTGAGATAATAGAGGTATAAAAATGATATGGGTAGGCATTAGCATCTATGCAGTCTATTGTGTAGTCCTATGGATCGGTATTTGTAGGATTAAATAGTAACTAGTAACTAAAATGGAGAATAAGATTATGAAACTAACGGAAAAACAACAGGAACAGACTTTAGGGCTCGTATTTGATGCGTTGACAAAATCAAAATATGAACGGGAACAACTCGAAAATCTCAATGATGAATTAGAGCAACGCATAATTACAGTTATGGATGATAACGTGAGTTTGCAGGAGACTGTATTGCTCTGTAAAACTATATTACGTAGTGTAGCAGTGGAGCAAAATCTCATGCTCAAAATAGTGACTGGCACTCACGACGCTATGTTGCCTACGGATCTTCTACAAAATCATGTTGACAAAATGGATTTAATGCTATCTAATGACAGGCTCGATATTAATTACGAATCTTACGAAGATTATAATGATGATGATGAGAAGGAACTAGAAGAAACGGAATAAATAGAAAGTAGTAAGTAGAAAGTAGAACATTAACAGTAAACAAAAGGACTAAGTAAAATGAAAGTATCAGACCAAGTAAAAAATGCAGTTGAAGCACAAGACAAAGATACCATCGAAACAATCATTGACGGCTCTACAAAACTAAATCAGTTAGTAGGCGTTAAAAAAGGATTGCTGGCGGCAGAGCCTGAATTAGAGGATATGCCCAAAATCACCTCTAAATCGGATCTTGAAGAGATTAAGGGTGAGCTTACACTAGTACTTGATCAAATCGATTTTGGGGATGATGAGGAAGATCTTGAAGAAGATTTAGAGGAAGAAGAAGATTTAGAGGAAGAAGAAGATTTAGAGGATGATACGACACCCTTTGATGATTGCGAGACTATCAAAGAGTTACGTGATACTAGAGACTCCGAAAATCTAAAACTAGTATACAACAAGAAAAAGGCCTATTACAACGATCTAGAGGCCTTCCGCGACGCTCTGATTGAGTTGTGGATAGAAGAAACTGGAGGTACTGTAGAAACTGCAAAAAAGCCATTGAAGGGGAAAGGCAAGGGCAAGGGGAAAGGCAACGGCAGACAAACAAATGCTTACGGTCACGTTGTTGGTTCCGACGGTGCTCTGATTGACTCTATACTAGAGCAAGGAGGTACTAAGCAAAGTTTCGCAAAGGAACTTCTCCGATCACGCAAAAAAGAAGGCACTAGTACTCGATTGGACATGACGGCATGCAAGCAAGATATTAATAATGCGATACCTAAACATCAAAGGGAGGGGACTGGCGTTATTATTACACGGGGGAGCAAGTCTTATCTTAAGCCTGTACGCACATAGTAATCAGTAGTAGTTTCAAAAACCGGTAGCTAGTAAGTAGTTATCGGTTTTTTTGCGTCTATACATAATTGCTACAGATTAGCGTATTAAGGCGTGCAATGGTTGCATCTACCCTAGGTATCGATATATCGGGATAATGCAACCATTTTGCGTGTTGTGGCCTGATTTAAGGTGTTTGGAGTGAGTACGTGGATTATAATTCCAATTCTTTGGTGCCTTAAAGGCAATAAGTCATGCATAGATGGGTAATGTATCGTTTGAGTATGGATAAGGCTTAAATAGGCTATGTTGAGGCTTTCTGGCAGTTTGGATAAATTTGTGTGGATTGATACAGATTTTTTTTGAGT